CAGCGTGATTGAGCCGATGGGCGAGGAGGACATCGCGTCGATGGAGCGCTGGAACGAGCGTGAGGAGGAGATCGACCGCCTCCGCGCCCGCGTCGCGGAGCTGGAGGAGGCGCTGTTCGACGCCTGGAGCAATCACCCCAGCTATCGCAGCGCGGAGACTGACAGGCTTGCTCTCGAGATCGACGCCAAGCGTCTCGGAATGGAGGTGGAGCCGTGAGTGGCATCGAATGTTCCTGCCTCATCGACGGCTACGACGGCGATAACGAGTTCTACGTCGAGAGTTGGCCGGTGGCGAGAAAGGAGCATCACTGCTGCGAGTGCCGTGAAGTTATCCCGGTTGGGTCGCTGCACCAACGCACAGCGGGAAAGAGCGATGGGTTGGTGTGGAGCTACAGGACTTGCAAGCCCTGCGCGGACATGAGGGCGAGCTTCTGCTGCACATGGACGTTCGGGCACCTCTGCGAGGACATCCGCAACGCTCTGGGGTTCGACCCTTACACGGGTGAGGATGTTTGGGTGGAGGTGGAGCCGTGAGCGACGACTGGACTGACGATGTGGTCGTTGATGGAGTAGTTGGCGAGTTCCACGCTCAGGGCACCGGGGCGAACATCCAGCATCTGGAGCGTGAGAACGAAAACCTCCGCGCCCGCGTCGCGGCGCTGGAGGAGGTGGTTGGGGCGGCGAGGCCGTTTGCCGATCTGCCGACTCTAGGGGCATCCGATGAGGGCTACAGGTTGCGCGACGCCCTCGCTAATTGCGACGGTAGTGGTCACGTCAAGCGGGAGGAGTAGATGCCCGGAGGTCAACGTGCCTGGCCCCACGACCGCGTCCTCGCCCTCTACTGGTACCTGCGCCTCGACCCCATCAGCGGCAAGGTGATGAGCCACGAGCGGGCCACGGCCACGGTGCGGCACGGTAGCTGCACCAGGATCGTCGCCTTCCTCTGTGACATGGGTGCGGCGCTCCAGTCCCTGCCCATGATCCAGCGGTGCGCCCTCGAGTCGCGGTGGTCGGCGTGGGACCGGGCCGCTTACTGCTCAGGCCGCATCGCTCGCCTGCGATCCATTCGACAGCATGAGCTGCGTCCTTCGAGTGACGTCGCCATTGCCTTGGATGGTGCGATGCAGGAGTGGAGAAACCTCCGCGCGCACTACCGCGAGCACCAGCGGCGTATTGAGCAGACCGAGGTGTATCGGGCCGCGCAGGACCGTCTCGCCGACGAGCTGCTCACCCGGGACCTGGTGGCCCGTGCCGTCGACCACCGCCTCGGTCTGACGCTGCTCGGCGACTGCAACCTGAAGCTCGAGGAGCTAGGCGCCACCGCGCTCGAGCGGCTGAACGTGACGGTGAGTCGCTTTCTCGAGTCGAGGTGAGACGGGAGAGCCGCTCCGGGTCAGGCTTCACGAGATCAACCAACAGCAGGCAGGGAAACTTTACCTGGTGGCACCCACAGGGGACACACAAAGTCCCCGGGGCACATCTATAGACCGGCGCACGAAGGTCGAAACACACCCACGCCGAATTGGGGAAATGCCAGGGAGAATTTCCCGGGTGCCGCGCCGGCGTGGTTGGAACGGTTCGGTCCCGCGGCGGGCACGAGCGTCTTCGCTTGACACGGTATCCAACTCGGACTACTGTATAGCTAGAAGTCGAAGAGTCGAAAGCCGAAAGTGCCGCACCGAGGACCTCGGGCGTGTCGGACCAATGGGTGTCCGGGTCTGGTCCGTACACACGACACGCGCGGCTATTGTCCGCACTGCTGGCCAGCACAGCGCGAGCGGGACGAGCGGCGCGAGGCCGAGCGCCGGGCCGAGGAGTACCGGACCGACCCGCGTGGATCACGAGCTGGTGACCCGCGGAAGACGGCGCGGTGGCAGCGCGTCCGCGCTCTGCACCTGGGTGCTCACCCCGTGTGTGAGGACTGCGGTCGGGCGGAGGCCACGCAGGTGCATCACCGTGTCGGCCTGGCCGATGGCGGCGCCCCCTTCGCGGTCGACAACCTCGAGGGGCTTTGCACGAGGTGCCACGCCCGCCGCGAGGCGCAGGTGAGGGCCGCATCGTGAGGGGACGCAAGCCGAACCCCGCCAACCTCCGGGCCGTCCGCGAGGACGAGCGCAACGGGGGCAAAACCACGACAGTGCGCCCCCCGCGCCGGCCCCGCTGCCCCACCGTCCTGACCGAGGCGCAGGAGCGGGAGTACCGGGCGATCTGCCGTGAGATCCGCGACCTCGGCTGGCTCGACTCGGCGGACCGCAACGTCATCGCGTCCCTCGCGATCGCCATGGACAAGCTGCTCCGGATGACCGAGTACCTCAACCTCAACGGCGAGTACTACTGGGTCGAGACCGAGGGTCGTGCCCAGAAGTGCCCGGCGTGCGGCGGCAAGGCCGGTGTGACCGACCTCCAGTGCCGGGCCTGCAAGGGCAAGGGCATCATCCGCGGTCCGCGACGCCGCGAGCGCCACAAGGCGCCCGAGGTGATGGAGCAGCGGTACGCCCAGGACCTGGTCCTCAAGTACTCCGCCGCTCTCGGCCTCGACCCCACCTCCCGCGTCCGGCTCAAGGCGCCGGTGGCGAAGGGGCAGAAGCAGCAGAAGGCGCCCGGCGGGCTGAAGGCGTTCCTCGGTGGCTGACATCATCCGCTACGCCTCCAACCCGGACGTCGACGGGTACATCCGAGGTGTGCTCGACGGCAGCATCCTGGTCGGCAAGTGGGTGCGCCTCGCAATCGAGCGCCACGTCCACGACCTCGAGCGCCAGGGCTCACCCGACTTCCCCTTCCACTTCGACGAGGGCCGAGCCCAGCGCATCCTGGACTTCTTCCCCTTCTGCCACCACATCGAGGGCGAGCTGGCCGCGGAGGGGGACGACGAGCTCGGCGAGGCGTTCGCGCCGTACCCGTGGCAGAAGACCGTCGACTGGATCGTGTTCGGATGGGTCGACGACACGGGGGCCCGGCGCTTCCGCGAGGCTTTCTGCGAGGTCACTCGCGGAGCTGGGAAGACCTTCTGGCACGCATGCAAAGGGCTCTTCCTGCTGGTGGCGGACGGCGAGCCCGGCGCGAAGGTCTACTCCTCTGCCACGAAGGAGGACCAGGCGGCCCTGTGCTGGGGCGCGGCGGCGGAGATCGCGAAGAAGAGCGGCGACCTGGCCGAGGAGCTGCAGGTCTTCGATTCGGCGAACAACCGGATCATCAAGACCCGCAACGGCTCCCCCCGCGTCTTCCGCCCCCTCGCGGCGGACTCCCGCACGGCTGACGGCCTGAACCCCCACGGGGTGGTCAACGACGAGGTCCACGAGCACAAGAACCGGAAGCTCTACGTCAAGCTGAAGACGGCGATGGGGAAGCGGCGGCAGCCGCTCATCTCGCACATCACCACCGCGGGCGACGACCGCACCGAGACCCTCTACGACGAGCTGCACGGTCACGCCGAGGACGTGCTCGAGGGGTCGGTGGACGGCTCCTTCGTGGACGAGCGGTTCTTCTGCATCATCTACTGCCTCGACGAGGGGGACGACCCGTTCGACGAGACCCTGTGGCCGAAGGCGAACCCATCGCTCGGCCTGCGCGGCAGCGGCCAGAAGGTGGAGCACCTGCGCGACATGGCCGCGCGGGCCCATACCAACGGCGACGTCAAGCGCGACTTCCTGCGCATGCACTGCGGGATCCGAATCAGCCTCGACTCCAAGCCCATCACCAAGGAGGCGTGGGACGCCTGCGGCGCCGACGTCGACTGGAACGAGCTCCTCGGCGATTCCTGCATCGGCGCCTTGGACCTCTCCTCCAGCCGCGACCTGACCGCGTTGACGCTGCTCTTCGCGAAGCACGGGCTCTGGTGGTACCGGTTCTTCGCCTGGCTCCCGCAGGACAACCTCTTCGAGCGCATCGAGGAGGACCGCGTCCCCTACGACCGGTGGGTCACCGAGGGCTGGCTCGAGCTCACCCCCGGCAACCAGATCGACGACCGCGTCATCGCCGAACGCGTGAAGCAGATCAGCGGGATGTACGCCGTCAAGGAGTGGACGCACGACCCGTGGCACACGACCCAGCTTGGCGGCCGGCTCGAGGACGAGGCGGGCATCGAGATGGTGGGCTTCATGCAGGACCTCAAGTCCTTCGCCGAGCCGACCCGTGAGTTCCTCGACGAGATCCGCAGCGGCAAGATGAGGCACGACCGCAACCCGTTGGCGGGCTGGTGTGCAGGCAACATGGTCACCCGACAGGACTGGGCCGGCAACCAGAAGCCTCACAAGCGCGCGTCGAGGTTCCGGATCGACCCCATCGTGTCCGCGATCATGGCTCGCGGCCGTGCGCTCGTCCACAAGTTGGACAACCCCCCGCCGCCCCGGCGCTCCGTGTACGAGACCAAGGAGCTGACCGTCATCTGATGCGCAAGCTGGACCGTTTCGACGTGCTCACGGTGGTGGGCCTGGGGATGGTGTCGGCAGGCCTGTGGTGGGTCTACCCGCCGGTGGCCCTCATCGTCTGCGGCGCTCTGCTGATGGCCGCAGGCATGCGCGGCGGCGCTCCGCGAGGTGAACGCTGATGGGAGCCTTGAGCGAGATCCTGCGCGGGGCCTTCGACATCGGGAGCCAGAGGCTGACCCGCATGTGGAGCTTCTCCTCGGGCTCCACCTTCGGCGGGAAAAACGTCGACCCCGACACCGCCCTGCGGACCTCCGCCGTCTGGCGGTGCTTCAAGGTCCTCTCCGGCACGACTGCGATGCTGCCGCTCAAGGTCTACCAGACCATGCCGGACGAAAGCCGCCGCCCCGCGAAGGAGCACTCGACCTACAAGATCCTCCACCGGCGGTTCAGTCGCTGGCAGACCAGCTTCAAGGCGCGGCAGATGCTCATGGGGCATCGCCTGCTCCGCGGCAACGCCTACGCCGAGATCATCCGCGACGCCTATGCCAACCCTGTCGAGCTGGTCCCGCGCCACCCGGATCGCATGGTCGGCCTGGTCGACGCCTCGGGGGATCTCGTCGGCTGGGAGTACACGCAGGTCGTCAACGGCCTGCCGACGCAGCCGCGGCGCATCTGGCGCGGCGACGTGCTCCACCTGACGGGGCCCTCCCTCGACGGGTTCCTCGGCCTGAACACCACCTATCACGCCAAGGAGGCCATCGGCCTGGCGATGAGCGCCGAGGAGTACGGTGCGCGGATCTTCAACTCCGGTGGCGCCCGGCGCGGAGCCCTGCTCAACAAGGGCCCGGCCATGTCGCCCGAGGCTGAGGCGAAGCTCCGGGAGCACTGGCGGGAGACCTACGGCGGCAGCGGCGCCAATGCGGCCCGGGTCGCCGTGCTCGAGGATGGCCTCGAGTGGGTGAACATCGGCATCACCCCCGAAGAGGCTCAGCAGATCGCCCTCCGGACCTACCAGGTGGCGGAGATCTGCCGCTTCTTCGACGTCCCGCTCTGGCTCGCTTTCGAGACCACGAAGGACACGGCGTGGGGGTCCGGCCTCGAGCAGACCAACCTCGCCTTCCTCACCTACTCCCTGCAGCAGAGCCTTGTCGACATCGAGCAGACCATCATGAACGCCCTCTTCACCGAGGAAGAGCTCGACGCCGGCTACTACGTCGAGCACCAGGTGGAGGGCCTGCTCCGCGGCGACAGCGCCGCCCGGTCCGCGTGGTACAGGACCATGCGCGAGATTGGCCTTTACAGCAGGGACGACATCGCCCGCAAGGAGAACGAGCCCCTCATCGGCGGTAAGGAGGGCAACGAGCGGTGCCGGCCCGGCAACTGGGTGCCGCTCGGCAGCGAGGTCGACCCTGCCGCCGCGAAAACCACTGGAGAGACCCGATGACCACCAACCTCGTCGACCTCCTCCGCAGGGCGCCGTGGGCACTGGAGCCCGGGGTCCTCGCGACGCTGGCCAGGAGCGTGATGCAGGGTCAGAAAGCATTCCCCCTCTGGTCCGGCCTCCTCCCCGACGGATCCTCGGTCTACCGTACCTGGACCAGCACCGGCACCGGTGAGGAGGAGCCGCCGGCCGTCAGCCGTCGCGCGACCGTCCTGCCAGACCTCCAGGCCGCCGCGCAGGGCGCGACTCCGGCCGGCTGGAAGATCGCTGTCCTGCCCCTCTACGGCCTCCTCCTCCACTGGGACACCTGGTGGGGGACCGGCCTGCAGTCGTGGCGCGAGGAGCTGCTCGAGCTCGCAGCGGATTCCAGCATCGACGGCATCGTCATCCCCGTCGACTCCCCCGGCGGCTCGGTCTACGGCACCCTCGAAGCAGCCGACGCCGTCCACAGTCTCCGCGGTGTCAAGCCGGTGGTTGCACTCGTCAATCCTCTCGCGGCGTCCGCGGCCTACTGGATCGCGTCCCAGGCCGCGCACGTCGTCATGGCGCCCTCGGCTGACGCCGGGTCCATCGGCGTGTGGATGGCCCACTGGGACGAGAGCCGCTTCTGGGACGAGATGGGCATCACCGTCACCCTATTCGCGGCCGGCAAGTACAAGGCCGAAAGGAACGCCTGGCAGCCGCTCAGCGACGAAGCCAAGGCCGCCTACCAGGAGGACGTCGACCGCTCCTACGTGGACTTCCTCGCGGCCGTTGCCAGGGGCCGCGGCGTCGACGTCGCTGCCGTCAAGCGCGACTTCGGTCAGGGCCGGCTGCTCGACTCCGAGGAGGCGCTCGCGGCCGGCATGGTCGACGAGATCGGCCTCATGGACGAGGCCGTCGCTCACCTCCTGGGCGTCATCGGCAAGGGGTCCGCGGCTCAGGGCAGGGGCAGGGCCCTGGCGGAGGACGCCGCCGCTACGGCAGGCGAGATCGCCGCCGCGGATCCACTGCGAGCGCCCACGCCGCCGGCACCCGGCGCAGAGACAACCCAGCCCGCACCCGAAGAGCCTGCAACCCCGTCCGCCGGATCCGGCGGCGTCACCGTGCCATCGCTTCACCGCGAGTGGCTGAGCTTGGAACAACTCCGGCGCCGCCGAGAAGGCTGACCGGCCGGACGAAAGGAGAGCGTCATGAAGGACCAGATCATCAACATGCGGCGCAAGCTCGGCGAGCTGGCGTCGGAGATGGCCGCGGTCGCGCAGAGGATCACCGGCATCACCTCCGCCGCCGAGGCCACGAACGACGGCAAGGGCCGCCCCCTGACCGACGAGGAGGCGTCCCAGACCAAGGCGCTGCGCGAGCAGTTCGCCAGCCTCCGCGGCCGGGAGGACGAGATCAAGGCGGCCATCGAGATCGCCGAGGAGGCCGAGCGCCGTCAGCTCGCCCATGCCACCCCGGCGAAGACCTCGGGCAGCGGCATCGAGCTCGGCAAGGACCACGCCGAGGAACGCCCGTGGGGGCACGGCGACGCCCGCCTCGGGTTCGCCGAGTTCATCCAGGCGGTCCACAAGGCGGAGCCGCGCGTCGACGGCCGCGTCGACCCCCGCCTGCGTCCCCTCGCCGCCGCCGGCACCAACGAGGGCATCGGGTCCGAGGGTGGCTTCCTCCTCGCCCCGACCGCCGTCGGTCTCATCGACAAGATGGCGTTCGACTCCGCGGAGCTGGCCAGCCGCTGCATGCCGATCGAGGTCAGCGACGGCTCCAACTCCGTCGAGATCGACGTCATCGACGAAACCTCCAGGGCGCTCGGCTCCCGCTACGGCGGTCTCCAGGTCTACCACGCCGCCGAGGGCGCCGAGGTGACGGCGAAGAAGCCGAAGTTCCGCAAGGTCACCACGAAGCTCGAGAAGATCATGGGGCTGTGGTACGTGTCCGACGAGCAGCTCGAGGACACCGCCTACATCGCCTCGGTCGGCGCCCAGGGCTTCGCCGAGGAGATCGCGTTCCAGATCGACGAGGACATCTTCGCCGGCACCGGCGCCGGCATGGCCCTCGGCATCCTGAACTCCGCGGCGCTCGTGAGCATCGCGAAGGAGACCGGCCAGGACGCCGCGACCATCTGGTCGCAGAACGTCCGTAAGATGCTCGCCCGGATGCCCCCCCGCAGCCGGAAGCGCGGCATCTGGCTCGTCCACCAGGACGTCGAGTCCGAGATGATCGACATGGGCGTGCTCGTCGGCGTTGCCGGCCAGCCCGTGTACCTGCCCGCCGCCGGCTACCAGGACGCTCCCCCGGCGCGGCTCTTCAACATGCCGGTGCTCGTCAACGAGCACTCCAAGGCTCTCGGCTCCAAGGGTGACATCGTCCTGGCGGACCTCGGGTGGTACGCCCACGTCCGCAAGGCCGGGGTCAAGGTCGCGAGCTCCATCCACGTCCGGTTCGTGTACGACGAGTCGGCGATCCGGTTCACCACCCGCGTGAACGGCCTGCCGCTGCTCTCCTCGTCCATCACCCCGGCGCAGGGCTCGAACGCCATCTCCCCCTTCATCACCCTGGACGCCCGCGAGTAGGTCTGAACCCGGGGCTTCCCCGCGGGAGCCCCTCTCATCGACTTCTACCAGCGACGGCCTCGGCTGGGGCCGCCGCACCGCCCGAAAGGAGCTCGCATGCTCAACTTCCCCGAAGCGTGCAAGGTCGTGTGGGTGGGTCCCGGCAACGCGGCGAACGCGCTCGGCTGCGACTACATCTGCACCAAGAACCTCTTGAAGGTCTGGTTCCTCGTGAAGCACAAGGGTGCCAACGACACCGACCTCACCCTCGGCCTGACCGAGGCCACCGACGTCGCCGCGGGCACCAACGCGGCCGTGACCGCCACCTTCCCGATCTGGGTCGACGCCGACCACGGCACCAGCTCCGACCTGCTGGTGCGGCAGACCGACGCCGCCAGCTACGTGATTGACCCGGCCCTCTACGGCAACTCGCTCGTCGTCATCGAGTGGGACCCCGTGAAGCACTCCGCCGGCTACGACTGCATCGCCGTCACCGGCACCAACGGCCACGGCAGCAACATCGTGAACATCGTCGCCATCGGCGAGCTGAAGTACCAGTCGGCGTCGCCGCCGTCGATCATCATCGACTGACGACTCCTCCAACCCCTGACACCTGATCGCGGCAGGGGGCCTCCGGGCCCCCCGCCGTGCGCTCAGAAAGGAGCGCGATCATGGCGATTCGTTCGAAGTGGGTCTCGGGCAACCTGGTCTTCTACAACAGCTCCGCCACCGGATGCCTGCAGATCGGGCTCTTCGCGTCCGCTGCCCAGGGCTCCGGCCTGAAGCTGTCCTCGACCAGGTCGGCCAACTTCCGCGTCTACGGCGACGACGGCGGCGCCGCGATGTGGGCGGCCGGCTCCGTGCCGGACCTCCGCAACAGCCTCTCCCGTCTCCTCGTCACCGCCGACCAGACCGGCGGACACGTCCGGCTCGCCGCCGAGCTCGGCCAGCTCAAGGCGTACAACGCCGCCTGGAACACCGAGCAGGCCGCCGGCGTGTACGGCTACCTCGAGCTGGTGCGCGCGTCCGGCACCGTGACCTTCGGCGGCTACGGCAAGACCGCCGCGGTGCTCGGGTGCGTCGAGACCTCCGGCACCATGACGGTCGACACCAACCACATCCTCGCCGGCGTCGCCGCCATCTCGAAGCTCGCCGGCACCGGCCTCACCCAGACCGGCAAGGTGGCCGCCTTCCTGGCGGACATCTACGACACCAGCAACTGGTCGGACGGCACCGCGCGCACCGCGTGGGGCTACGGCCTGCTCCTGCAGCCGACCGCGGTCAAGGTGGGCGTCTGCATCCCGGGCGGCACCTCCCCCGACACGGGCACCGCCGGAACGGCGATCCAGGTCGGCACCCTGAGCGCCCCGCTCGCCCTCAACACCGCCGGCCAGTTCGGCATCAAGGCGTTCTTCTCCTCGACCGCCACCACCGGCACCCTCACCGGCGCGCGGCTGCGGGCGATCGCCAACGCCGCCTCGGGGACCCCTGGGGTCTACGGTGTCCTGGCCCAGGCCAGCACCGCGGCGTCGAAGTACGCCGGCGAGATGGCCGGTATCCGGGCGGAGGCGATCCTGAAGGCCAGCTCCGTCATCGGGGCGACCTCCTACGGCGTCTCGGCCGCCTACCTCAAGGTGGAGGACGAGCCCGCCACGGCCGGCTCCGGGACCTCCCCGACCAACGGCGCCGAGTGCAACGTGCTCACCGTCGCCGCCCAGCTCAGCTCCGACCCCACCGGCGGTCTCAACATGATCCTGGTCGACTGCCAGTCCGCGACCGGCGGCACCGGGGTGCAGGCGGCCGACGCCTTCGTGAAGTTCCGCGCCGGCGGGCAGAACGCCGCCATCGTCTCCCTCTTCGAGTTTGAAACCGGGGGGGGCTGGGCGACCGCCGGCAAGCTCATCGTCCACGGCGGCGCGGCCGCGGCGGCTGTCGCCGGCTACCTGCACATCAAGGTCAACGGGACCGCCTACCGCATCCCGTACCTCGCCGACACCGACTCGTAGGCGAGGTGGACCATGGCCAAGAAGAGCACGCGCACCAGGCCTGACGACGACGCCGCAGTCGTCGAGGCCATCCCGGACCCCATCACCGTGACCTGCCCCGAGTGCGGCGCTGAGGTGCAGGTGGCAGCCGTCAGCACGGAGTGCAACTCCTGCGGCTGCCGGGTCTACCGCTGACCATCCACTCGCCCGGCCTAGCAGGCATGCGAAGAGGGGTATCCCGTGACCCCCTGGCCGGGCTTCACTCACGGGTCAACGAGTGCCGCTGAGCACGGGAGGACGAGATGCACGAAGTGAAGAACCTGCCCCAGCGATTCACCGTCACCGAGCGGCTGCTACTGCTGCCCATCCTGCAGAGCGCGGCGAGCAGCGGGAACATCACCACCATCCGGATCCAGGCCGACCTCGAGCGTGAGCTCGGCTTCACCGAGGAGGAAGCCGGCGCCATCCACCTCCGCCAGGAGGGCGACCAGGTCCTGTGGGACCTCGGCGCGGACCCCGTCAAGGAGATCCAGATCGGGCCGATCGGAATGAGCCTGATCGTCAAGGCTCTCCGCCGCGCTTCGCAGATGGAGCTGCTGAACACCGTGCACATCCCCCTGTGGGACCGCTTCGTCGGCCCCGTCGAGGAAGCGGAGGCGACGGCGGCTGCGAAGCCCGTCGCCGTGGCCAGCCCCGAGAGCTGAGGTCGTCATGAACCTGGTCCGCACCTCGCTGCCGGCACAGCCTTCCGGCCTCGTGATCACCCTCACCGAGGCGAAGGCCCACCTCCGGGTGACATCGACGCAGGAGGATGCGGACATCATCTCGAAGCTGGCCGAGGCTCAGGGCGCGGTCGAGGACCTGCTCGGCCGCGCCTTGTCCTCCCAGGGCTTCCGCCTCTCGCTCGATGCGTTCCCAAGCGACTACATCGAGCTGCCGCGGCCGCCGCTGATCGCGATCAGCTCGGTGAAGTACTACGACGAGAACGACGCCCTCCAGACCCTCGCCTCCTCAGGCTACGTGCTCGACTCGGACGCCGAGCCGGCGAGGATCTACCCCAGCGACGACGGCTGGCCGACGACGTCGACCACCGTCCACCCGGCGGTCCTGGTCGAGTACACCTGCGGCCACACCACAACCAGGCCGGCGGAGCCTCAGGTCGTCTCCGTGGTCAAGCTGCTTCTCGGCTACGCCTATGAGAACCGCGAGGCGGTCATCGTCGGGTCCGCAATCACCGAGCTGCCATTCATCCAGGCCTACCTCCGATCCCAGCGTGTGCGGGGGCGCTTCGCCCAGTGAGAGCAGGCCAGCTCAACACCTGGGTGACGATCGAGTCGCGCTCCGACACCCGGGCGGCGGACGGCGGGCTGATCGAGGGCTGGTCGGCGGTCGACTCGACGTGGGCGTCGGTTGTGGACCTTCGCGGCCGGGAGTACCTCGCTGCCAAGGAGGCGCACGCGGACGTCTCCACCCGGGTCTGGATCCGCTGGCGCGACGACGTGACGACGACTATGCGGGTCCACATTCCAGCGGGCAGGGTGCGGGAGCGGACCCTCTCGATCGAGGCCGTCATCGACACCGACGGCCGCGGTCGGATGCTCGAGCTGATGTGCCGGGAGGTGGTGGCGTGAGTCGGGTCATGTTCTCCATGGAAATGCCAGGCATGGACGACGTCAAAGACGCCCTGGCGCGCTTGGAAAAATCGCTGGCTGTTGAGGTGCTTGCCGATGCGGTCGAGTACGCGGCGGAGCCGGTGCTGGCCCGCGCCCAGGAGCTGGCACCAAGCGACACCGGATTCCTGAAGGCAAGTGGTCTGGTCATCGCCGTGGCACGAAGCAAGCGGGGCGCCCCGAACGCGATCGCAAAGGTGCGTGCAATCCGGGCCGCGGCCCACGCCATCCTCCAGGAGTTCGGCGTCAAGCCGCACCGGGTTGGCAAGAAGGCACACCCTGGCCACAAGGCTCAACCGTTCTTAAAGCCGGCTTTCCTCGCCCGTAGGGATGAAGCTCTACTCCGGGTGCGCGAGCGTGTGCGGTTGGCAGTTCTCAGTGCCGCCGGTGGTATGAAGTGATCGAAGCCGGCCTCGTCACCCTGCTGGCCTCGGTGGCGCCGGCCTACCCCGGGCACGTGCCGGACGACACCGCGCTGCCGGCGATCTCGTACACCCGGAGCTCCACGTCCCGCTTCCAGCACCACGACGGGGGCTCCGGCATCACCGGCGGCACCTTCGCCATCGTCTACCACGGCGACACCCACCTGGCGGCGATGAACGGCGGGCGGGCCCTGGTGGCCTTGCTCGAGGACTATGCCGGCACGCTCGGGACGACCACTGTGGCGAACACGGAGATCCTCAACGACGCGGACCTCGGGGACGGTGGGGACGGCTGGCTCTACCTGGTCGAGGCGCGCTTCCACTACTACGAGGTGTGACCATGGCTGGTGAACCCATCCTCGCCCACGGCGCGGTCCTGAAGATCGGCGACGGCGGTACCCCGGTGGAGACCTTCGCGGCGATCGCCAACCGCACGGACATCTCGTACAAGCCCCCGCAGAAGGAGAAGGTGGACGTCACCCACCACGACTCCACGGACCGCGCGTTCGTGAAGGGCTTCGGCGACGGTGGAGAGGTGTCGTTCAGCATCTTCTACCACCCCGGCAACGCCAGCCACATCAGCCTGCGCAACGCCCACGACGCTCTCACACCGACCAACTTCGAGCTCACCTTCAAGGACACTACCTTGGTGGAGTTCTCCGCCTACGTGATGCTCGATGGCTTCGACCTCGGCGTGGCAAACAAGCCGCAGACTCTCGGCGTGAAGCTCGAGATCACCGGCACCCCCGTGCACACCGACCCGGCCTGATCCTGGCCGGCACTGACGACGAAAGGGCAGGACGATGGCAGGAGAACCGATCCTCGCGCATGGGGCGATCCTCAAGATCGGCGGCGGCACCCTCGGCAGCATCGGCACGCCGGTGTTCGCCGGCACCGGCAACGACGACCTGACCGTCACCGGTCCTTTCACCGGGCTCTGGGCGGACGACCTCTACATCGAGATCGACGACGCCGTCAGCAACCCGAATAAGTTCAAGTGGTCGGTCGACGGCGGGTCGACCTTCGAGGCCACCGGCGTCAACTGCGCGACGACCCCAGGCACCACCCTCCAGGACGGCCTCAAGGCGGTCTTCGGCGCGGTGACCGGGCACGTCCTGGCGGATGACTGGACCACCCCGGTAACCCAGTTCGCCACGGTGGCGAACCGTACGGACATCACGTACAAGCCACCGGCGAAGGAGAAGGTGGACGTCACCCACCACGACTCCACCGACCGCCAGTACATCAAGGGCTTCGGTGACGGCGGCGAGGTGACGTTCTCCATCTTCTACCACCCAGACAACGCCACCCACGTCGCCCTCAAGGACGCGCACGACGGCACTACCGCCATCGACTGTCAGCTCATCTTCAAGGACGGCACCATCGTCGACTTCGACGCCTTCGTCCTGATCGAGGGCTGGGACCTCGGCGTGGCCAACAAGCCGCAGACGTGCTCGGTCAAGCTCGAGATCACCGGCACCCCGGTCTACACCGACCCGGCCTGATCATGTCCGACGTCGTCCTCGACATCGGCGGGCGCCAGCGGGTGCTCCGGATGGACCTCAACTCGCTGGCGCTGTGGGAGGCCATGTCTGGCCGCAGCGTGAGGCTCGCGAGCACCTGGAAGGACATGTCCATCCTCGACGTCCTCACGCTCCTCTGGTGCTGCGCCGTCCAGGCAGACCCTGACGTCAGCATCCGTACGATCGGCTCCGAGATCACCGAGGAAGTGATGCCTGACGTCCTCGTGCTCCTCGAAAGATGGGGATGCGGCAAGTCATCGGAGCCGACCCAGACAGAGAGTGAACCAGTAGTCGCCGATTCGGAGGCGCGAGCTGAGGCTGCCGCCGCGGCGGCCGAGACGGGCCAAGATCCGGAGACGATCCGGATGCTTGCGGCCATGAGGGCAAAGCCTCGTGGGTGACGTCACCCTCGCCTCGATGCTGGTCCGGATCGGGGCCGACGCGTCCGGGTTTGTTGGGGGGATGGCTGGAGCCTCGTCCAGCCTCAGAACGACCGGGACGGACATGGCCAAGTTCATGCGGATCATCGAGACCGCGAACCCCGAGCTGCAGCTCTTCAATCAGCGACTCGTCGGCTCGGTGGCCCCGGCGCTGGGGATGTTGGCCGGGGTTCTCCAACGGTCTCAGGCAGAGCTGCGGGCGTACCACTCGGAGGTGAGACAGACGCACCGCCAACAGGTGGCGCTCGCCAGGGCATGGGAAGCGTCGGGGTCCTCAGGCTTCCGTTCCGCCGCTGCCGCGGCGCAGGCTCGTGCCGCCTACGAAGGCTTCCGAGTTACGTCCGCCAACACGGCGACTGGCCTTGGCTCGGTCGCACAAAGGGGTGCCGAAGCATCCGCCGCGCTGAGCTCAGTCGCCGCCGCAGCTGCCACCATCGCCGCCCCGATCGTCATCGAGCAATGGTCGAAGATGCTCAAGGAGTTGGCGGTCGAGACGCTGAACCTCAACGCTGCGCGCGCGGACGAAGCCAGGTATCTCGGTGAGAACCAGGCAGCCTACGATCAGCAGTACAAAGCGTATTTCAAGCTGCTGGAGCAGTTGCCGCAACTGGACGATGCGTTCGCGGTGTCGACCGAAGCGACAGAAGCAAACGCTCGCGTGCTGTTGAGCGCGACGCGCCAGGCCATTGAATTTGCTAAGGAGATGAGGTCAGCGAAGAAACCAGTCGACGAGTTCACCCAGAACATGTTGAAGGCCGGCTACGCCATCCGTGCGCAGCAGGAGCGGCTGCGGGAGGGCGGAAAGTCCGTCGGCGAGTTCATCGACCGGCTGGCCGAGATGAACGAGGTGGTGGAGGACAAGGACCCGGTGACAGCGCTCGGGTCCCTGATGGAGCAGTTCAAGCTGCTCGCCGCGAGCGGGGAGTACTCCGCCCGGGCTCTGGTGGAGTCCTTCGCGCCCCGGGTGAAGGATCTGATGGACGAGGCGTCCAGGCTCGGCATCAGCCTGCCGATCCCGCTGAGGGAGTTCGACGACGTCCTGACCAGGTCAGCGGGCCCCGGGGGGGCGATCCACGTTGCGGAGCAGTTCGCCGAGCGGATCCGCAAGGAGATCCCGGACGCCGCCGCGATCGCCACGACCGCTCTCAAGAGTGGGTTCGGCGACATCCGCGACGTGATCCGGGACGCCCGAGGGGATCTCACCCGACTCGGCCAGGACCTGGAGGACCTGTCCAAGGAGGTCGTCATCAAGATCAAGGTCGACGACCGCGACCTGCAGGAGTGGCGACGGCGCAACGGTGGCAGCTCGGGCGAACCGGCCACCGGCGGACAGGTGCCCTGATGGCGTTCGCCGCCGGCACCACCGGCATCGAGCGGGGCGCCACCCAGCTCCTCTTCGACCACGCGCCGAAGGTGGTCAACCGCCACGGCGAAGGCGGACCAGACCGCGTGGTCAAGGTCAGCATCCCGCGCAACCCGATCGTCGTCGAGTATGCGGCGGCCGAGGATGACACCGCCCTGGTCATCCGGTCCGAGCTGCTCACCGCGGTTCAGGCCGCCACGCTCGAGACCCTGCTCCGAACAGCGGGGACCGTCGAGGTCAAGCTCGATCCGTCCAGCGCCACGACGATTACCTGCGTGTTCGGTCCCCGGCGTCCCGGAGACCTCGAGCCGATCTGGGGCCACTACCCGGAGAACGCCCCCTCCGCGCTCACGGTCTGGCGCTGCGAATTGGTCCTGTACAGGATGTGACGAGGAGACTCCATGCCCGCACAGATTCAGCTGCGCTACCCCGCGGATGTGGGGGACCCTGACGGGAACCTGGGCCTCCGTTGGGAGAACACCACCAACACCCCAATCGTCAGCGCCACCGACCTTGAGAACGGTCAGGCGGTGGCGGACATCTACACCCTCGCTTTCACCAAAAGCGGTGTGACTGTCACGGTCGACGTCACGCCGGCGGAGGGGTCGAAGAACACCTACGGTGCGATCGGGGTCACGGTGACAGCGGACGGTGCCACCGAGAACCTCAACATCGTCCCGGGCGTCTCCATCGTCCTGTCGGCCTCGATCGTCACTGGGTGGGCAGGAAAGGTGAGCGTCGGGGCCCGCATGACCTCAGCGGGGGCCACCACCGACATCCTCAACGTCGGCGTGGTGGAGGCTGGCTCGACCAACACCCCGCAGCGAATCGCGGCGGTGAACGTGGGCGCCGACGACAGCGTCCAGACGACCGTCGACGCCGTCCCCGGCATGTACTGGTCGCAGGCGGGCGCCGGCGACGTGGTGGCGGAGATCACCAACCACTCGGACGACACCCGCGAGCACCTCGGCGTCAAGGGGACCTACGCCCTCACCTGGGCCAACTGGCAGGACGGGGTCGGGGACTACGTCGGGTACAAGACGGCGGACCTCTACGTCGACGGCAACCTCGCCGCCACGACGGTGCCGTTCGACGGGACGTCGCGGATTCAGTACGGCCACGCGGCCTACGACGACGGCAACGACCGGCTCACCGGGCTGTCGATCGTGCACGCGAACAGCACCGACGACCCCACCGGCGTGACCGTGACGCTGGTCGTGGGCGACGGGGACGACTACGTCGAGCTCGCCGAGGACATCGCGGGCAGCCCCGGCGCCTACCAGACCACCCCCCTGACGCTCACCGAGTCGGGCGAGACGGCCGGCACCGTCACGGCGTCCAGCGCCGCTTTCTTCTGGTTCCGCTGGGTCCTGCCAGACGACGCCACACCCGACGCCATCAGGCTTTTCCGGCTGTCGGTGCGCGGGCTCACGGTGTAGGAGCGGACGATGCGGGTTTACGAGTTCGGGCGGTATTCGCCGCAGTATGCAAGCGTGCAAGCAATTCAGATCAACGGGACCTCAATCGTTGTCGACGGGTACTCGTCGAACAACAGCTACGCCAGCGTTGTCCCGGGCGACGACGTCAGGCTCACGAACGGTGCCTCCGGCAGTTTCCAGAAAATGCTCGTCAAGGTGACACTGGACGTGCCGCGGGCGCAGCTCGGCCACACCCCGACGATTCTCAGAGCTGATCTCAGAGTGGCGGCGCTGGAAAGCGCCGGCGGGGCCGGATCCTACACGGTGCGGGCCTACACGTTCCGCGTCTCACCGGACTTCACGGACGCCACATACCGCTACCGCGACTCCACCGGGCCCATCACCTGGTACATGAACGCTTACTCCCCAGTCCCCGGCCAGGATATTGCGTACACGCCATTCGACACCCAAGTGTTCGCCGTCAGCGGTATTCCTACGACTTGGAACGGTGCGTTCAACGTAACGAGCCCGGTGACGGAGGCGCTGCGCTCGAGCAAGAACCTCGAGCTGCTGCTGTGGTCGCAGACGGTCGCGTCCTTCTCGATCGGTTGGAACATTGGCGGGTCGTCGCGGCGGCCCTACCTGAAGGTTCACTACTTGTTCCCGTACGAGTTTTTCCTCTGCGACACGTTCGGGGACATCGACATGGCGTCCATGGTCGACACGCTGGCGGACGAGAACCCGTACAACCTGGGTGCTATCGAGCGCGGTGAGACCGGGACGGCCGTGAAGGGTGTCCTTAAGAACTTCTCCGGTCGGGCGGCGGCACTGGTCGAGATACTCGACGACCATCCGGAGTGGTCCGAGCCGTCGCAGATCGCCGGGGCCGGCACGGGCCAGCTCGACTACGTGGCGCCGAGCGACGCGGCGGGCTCCCAGAAGTACACGGTGAAGTTCAGCTCGGCGAGCGCTTACGAGGTGCTCGCCGAGGCGTACCGCGACAACATCGAGAGCTACCACCCCGCCTACGACGCGGACCCGACGTGGCAGGGTGACACCTCGACGGACTTCACCGCCCCCGAGGGTGGGCTCACGATCCCTGCTGCCGCCTGGCAGCCCGGGACCCAGGTGAACGACGAGTTCCGCGTCTACGTCCGTGGCAACAGCTCGGACCTCACGTGGCCCGCGGACTCGGCGTCGCAGATGCAGATCACCCACGATTCGGCGGGCAGCCCGGACGCCGCCGGGTGGCGGCCCATCAACGGCCGGCGCACCCGCTCGACCGCGGCCGTCACGGTCGACGGCGCCACGAAGCTGTTCCCGACGCGCGCGATCGACTCCGCGCAGTGGCCCGTGGGAACCCGGGCGTTCGTCGGTGACGGCACCAACCTGCACGAGGGCACCGTGAACAGCGCCCAGGAGGCAGAGGTCGGCGCGACGGTGTTCACCGGCGTCGGCCTGGACGACTGCGCCATCAGCGGCAACTACAACGGCACCTTCGACGACGACGTTGTGGTGGAGATCGACGCCACCGGCGCGCAGGACACGTACAAGCTCTCCTACGACGGTGGCAGCAGCTGGGCGGTCACCGGCGAAAACTGCACCACTACCGGCACCCTGCACGACTACGGCATCATCGTCACCTTCGGCGCCATCACGGGCCACACCGCCACCGACTACTGGACGGCACCGGTACAGAGCTTCGGAGTGGAGCTTACCGGCCTGTCGGTGGATTCGACCGTCTACGCTGCCGGGGCTCGCATCGGTACCGGTCTGCCGGTGGACGGGATGGCCGCTGCGGTCTGGGGTGTGACGACCGCTGGTGCGGGGCCTTCGGAGGCGGTCGACAACCGGGTCTACCTGCAGGGCTCACCTCCGGACGACCTTGCCCCCGCGGCCGCCGGCTTCGTGATGGGTCAGACGATCTACATCACCGACGTTGAGGGCGCGACGCACGAGGAGGGCGAGATCCTCACCGTTGCCGCCACCTACGTGGACCTGACCGCCAACCTGGCAAACGACTACGTCGCGGGTTCGATCGTGGTGGTGAAGGGGTCTGGGGAGGCGCCGTTCTGGCTGCGGGCCGTGGCTGGCAGTGGGACCACCGAGGAGCTGAAGCGCGCCCGCATCAACGCGCGGGTTTAGGGGGACACCATGGCTCAGGGACGGGTGTACGTGGTGGCGGGCGGGCAGAGCACCGCCGCATCGGCGACGGAAACGGCCGTCAGGATCACGGCGCCGGCGAACCGTATAGTCCGAATCCGTCGGGTGCGGGTGTCGCAGGTCACCCACGGGACCAGTGAGCAGTACACCCTGGCGGCCAAGCTGGCGAGCGCGGCGGGGTCGGGTGGGGCCGCTCGAACGCCGGTCCCACTCCAGCCCCAACAGGGCGCAGCGGGCAGCACCGCCGAGTCTGGGCCGACGAGCGAGCCCACCTACACGGGTTCCGAGCTCATCCTCGTGGGGTGGAACAGCCTCACGGGTCGGGATCTGTTCCTGCCGGACGGCGACGAGATCGTCGTAGCCCCGTCCGGGATCATCGGCTTCTACGTCGTTTCCGCCGGCGGCCTGACGACCTTCACCCCCTCCGTCGAGGTCACCTTCGAGGAGCTTGGGTGAGGCATGATGGACCCGGCCCCGGAGCTGCTCACGCGGAGGATCCCCCGCCCGCTGCCGGTGTGGGAGCCTGAGCTGCCGCACGCCGGAGTGGTCTGGGTCGAGTCCATCACCCCCGGCAACGGCGAGGACGGCGTCCAGGCCGACGCCGGCGTAACGGTTGAGCTGCGGTGTCTGGCCCAGCTCCAGGACGAGCTGGTGTCCGTGGAGGTGGGTGGCGCCACCGCCACCACGACGGCCAACACGCTGGCAGCTGACCCGGCTGGGATGATCCGCAGCGGATCCGTGCGAGTCGACCGTCGAGCCGTCGACTACGGAGTGCTCTGCCGCTGGTACGAGGGGGAGGCACTACCGGTCACCGTGGAGGTGTCGTACCACGGCTGGGCGCTGCCGGGGTCGGTGACGTTCACCCCCGTGCCTCCGGAGGACTGGTGGAGCTCGGCGGACGCCTGGTTCGAGCTGTGGGCCACCGAGCCAGGTGTGACGAGTGCCGGCGCCAACGCCGAGGTCGCGATCATTGAGATCTGGCACGGCGAGGAGCGGACCGTTGAGTGCGTCGTGTCGGAGCTGTCCCGCTACGTCGCCGCCGACGTGCAGTTCATCATCGGCGAACGGTACGTGGAGCGCATGCTCGCGTCCGGTATCGTCGGGGGCCTCGAGGTCATCCGCTGGTCCGCGTCAGGGCTTGTCGAGGGGTGGAGGCTCGACCGCTACCGTGCATCCGGCGTCGTCCAAGGCTGGAAGCTCCTGCGGGCGCAGGCGTCCGGGGTCGTGGGCATCCGGTTCGTATACCGCCACCGAGCGTCCGGGCTCGTGGGCGTCGAGACTCTCAGGCGCATCGCGGCCTCCGGCGTGGTCTACGGTGTCGTCCGCGACAACGTGCTCGAGGTCCACGTGCTGAGCGAGTCGAGCTACACCGCGCTGACTGCGGCCGGGGTGGTGTGGTCGTGACCGTCACCGCGCACACCCAGCTCCTGCTGACGGTCTACATGAACCAGCGCGACGTCACCCAGTGGGCTACCTCCATCGAGGTGACCCAACCTCCGCGTTGCATTCACCGCGAGTGGAGCGTGACCTTTGCCGGCTGGTCATCCATCGAGGATGACGTCCTCTGGGACATCTTCGGCACCTACGACCCGGCGGACCCGCGGGCGGAGTGCCTGATCCGCGCCGGCGTGATCCCGCCCGACCGCATGCGCAACCTGCAGCTCGGCGCCGGCATCGTGCCCGAGCTCACCGTGCAGGGTGTCGACCACGTGTGGATGATCCAGCGCCGCGCCCCGCGGGACACCGTGGTGATGCTGTCGGAGGGCAAGACCGCCGCGGCCGCCATCGAGGAGTACGGGCAGCCCGTGGGCCGGTACCGCGTCTGGTCCGGCATTGCCACCCTCCACCACGCCCTGGAGGCGCTGGGGACGGCGGCGGGGGTCAACGTCCTCTGTCGCATCCCCAACTACCCCTTCTCCGCGCTGGTGGTCGACCCGGCCATGAGCTACTGGGCCGCCATGTACCAGCTGCTCGAGCCGACCGCGGCCGAGGTCTGGTACCGCCGATCCGATCGTACCCTCGTCTGCGTCGACCCCCTCGCGCCGCGATACGGCCTCGGCCGCCGCCTGGAGGTCCCGGCAGGCATCGTCAAGTCCGCCTCGGCCTGGCCGATTCGCCGGCGCCGCGTGCGTCGGGTCATCTACCGGGTGCCGCCGTGTCGCTGATCGCAAACCGCTGGACCGGGCCCCACGTGCTCGAGGACATGTCCGGCCCGGACGTGCTGTGCGAAGGCATCGGCAGCATCACGATCGAGGCTGGGTTCTACGACGACCCGGCGACTGGGGAGTCCTGGCTCATCGAGCAGACCCGCACCGTCACCAGCCACGCCGGCCGGGTGCTGCGGCGGGACATCGAGCGGTGGGTGTACGAGGTTGCTGGAGGCCCCCCACTCGAGCATCACCGCGAGACCTGGGGCTGCGTCTACCTGCCCCGCGTCAACCCGGGCCGGGCCTACTTCAAGCTCGAGGAGGAGACCACACGCTTCTACCCCTGGACCGGTTTCGCGCGCGGCGCGAACCTCTCGCGCAAGCGCGAGCTCTCGGGCTACGTGATCTACGACCTCAAACCGGCGCCGGCGATTCTCACGGCGGAGGCGATCTCACGGCTCGAGGAGCGCGGCTACTCAGCGGAGGCTGTGGCCGGCATGCCGCTTCACCGGGTGATCGACTCCGCGCGGATGTGGAGCGAGGCCATCGACGGCGGGGAGGTGGTGGACGACAGCGCCACCCCCCAGCTCGCGATGTGGGTGAGCCCGGTCGAGACCGAGGTGGACCTGGTCTACACGGAGCCGGACAAGTGGACCACCTACACGATCCGCAAGTCCCACATCCGCCCGGGCCCGCCGGACGTCGACGGCCCGCGGTTCCAACGCGTGGAGTCCTGGCAGTACACCCTGCCGGTGCCGATCGACCCTCCGGTGGTGGAGGCGACCGCCCAGACCGCCGACATCCGGGTCGAGGTCCGCGGCGGCGGCGCAACCATCACCTCGACCATTGGGGACGACGTCCGCGTCCCCCCGGAGCGGTACCGGGTGCAACGGCGGGCCACCTCAGGCCCGGACCGCGACCCAAGCGACGACCCCTTCGGCATGTACGACACCGACCCTGCCGGATGGTGGCCGGACACGAGCGAGCGGCTCTGGCAGGACACCTCGGTCGAGGACATCTCCGGCAACCCGACCGACCCCCTGCCGGCGCAGACCGCCTACACCGAGCCGGGGGATGTTACCGAGCCGGAGCCGATGGTGGAGGACTGGGCCGAGGTCGCCGAGCTGGTCAACCTCGGTGAGTGGTGGCAGGAGGGCTACGCCACGTGGGTTGACACCGACGTGATCAGCGGGACCTCCTACGAGTACCGCGCCGTGGCCATGATCGGTGAGGACAGCTCCGCGCCGGGGCCGGTCGCCCGCGTCGACTTCCACGGCACCACCTCAGGTGCTGGCTTCACCTCGCGGGTGCGGAGGGCCGAGGACGGGTCGGTCGAGGTGGACGTGCTCGCCCCCGAGGACACCGGCCTCCTGCCGCTGGAGTACGGCGAGACGCTGGTCTTCGACCCGGTGCCGGTCGACCTGGTGGACCTCGTCGACATTACCGACCCGGACGGCGACTACTACGAGGACCTGGTTGACACCCTGGAGGAGCTGGCGCAGGCGGTGGTGGCGAGGGACCGCAAGGAGGGCCTCCAGGCGCGGCTCGAGCTCGGCTTTCCACTGCTCGTGCTCGAGCGCGGGCAGGAGATCGTGGTGGGCGCTGTGGAGTGGCTCACCACCGGCAACAGCCTGCAGATCGGCAGCGAGACCGTCCCCGACGCCTGGGTCCTCGACGGCTTCCGCCTCGCGCTCAGTCGCGGCTCCGACGGGCAGCTTTCCGACGTGGACATGACTCTGGACCTGGTCGAGCAGTAGGGTGATCACCCTCCTCCCCTACGACGCGCTCACCGTGCCGCGGCCGGTAGCCTCGAGCCTGCCCGGCGTGAGCGAGGGCTACTGGCGCGAGGTCAACTGCGAGGAGTTCCCGAACGAGGACCGCCACGTCGACATCAACGCCGAGATGCGCCAGGTGACGCCGTGGGAGGTCGAGCCGTGGCCCGAGCAGCTGCCGGGCAAGATGTGGGTCGACTGGTGCCCGGAGTACGCGGGAGAGACGGACGGCCTGCTCGTCAACCTCCACCACCTGGAGACCGAAACTGGCACCTGCGCCGTGGTCCCGGCTGGAGAGGCATACCTCGACGAGGCGCCGGAGGAGGAGCTGCGGCGCGAGGAGGCGCGGATCTCCCGCCTGATGACCTGGCGCGAGGTGCAGTCCTACGCGATAGCCCCCACCGAGTGGTACCGCCTGGACACCCGCAACGAGGCGCTCGGGACCAGGCTGCTGGCGCCGGCGCGCATCATCTTCGACGGCGTCCGCGGCTCCGCCTTCCGCCTTGAGATACCCGACCAGAGCCTGTGGACGCCCTTCGACCTGCGGCGCGGCCTCGACGGCTACTACGTCGTCAGCGACGACGGGATGCGCGTGGACGACAGTGATGCCGCCGCGTTCTTGGACTTCACCCAGCGCAGCACCCACGCCCTCTACCTGCGGCCGCGGCGCCTGCGGATCGTGGTGACCGTCATCGCGCACTACATGTACGCGACCTTCTTCGAGCTCGTGCTGAACGACGAAATCTTCACGCGGGCCTACTTCGACCGACCGCCGGTCTACCCGGAGCGGCACGACCTCCTCCACACCACGCTCGAGACCCCGCTCTACAACTACTTCGGCGAGCCGCGGTCCTACGACCTCGGGCTCGACACCGCCTTCAGCATGTCGCGCACCGCCGGCGAGCTCGCCCACGAGATCGTCGCCGCCCAGTTCTTCGACCCCTGCATGGCCTACGTTCTGGTCGGCTACGAGCTCCCGGACATGACCGTGTGGGCGTACCCGGCCAGGGCCCACGATGTCGTCTGCGGCCTCGGGAGGATCGACACCGCCACCGGGCTGGAATCCAGGATCTGGCTGGTGCAGCGGGAGGACATGAGCGCGGAGTACCCGCCGCGGGTGCTGGGGCAGTTCCTGTCGGCGCTGTTCCGGCTGGACACATAGGAGGGAGAGGGGCATGGAGAGGCCTGACGAGACAAAGCCCGCGCCGGCGCAGGGGGGAGTCAGCGGCGACGCTCGGCTCGAGAGGCTGATCGGTGCGCTGGTGGTAGCGGTCCAGGCGCAGACCGCCGCTTTCGAGACCTTCGCCGAGGCGGCCGGCACCCTTGCGGATCAGATCACGAGCCTGCAGGGGACCTTGGGTCAGCGCAGCACCGAGCTGCGCACGAAGCGCGACGAGATGATCGCGGCGGCCAAGGAGCGCGGAGAGCGCGCCCGGGCAGCGATCAGGGAGATCCGGCGTGGCACTCCGCCTGTCAGCTCCTGAGGGCAGCAAGCCGTTGCGGCGGCTCGCCCTCGACTGGGTGCGGGTCGGCGAGGCGTACACCGTCGACCTCGAGGTGGTCGCCGACGGCGCCGCTGCATCCAGTGCGGTACTGGCCTGCTCGGTGGCGGACTGGCTCGAGGTCTCGGATGACGACGGCGTGACGTGGACGGCGGTCGGGACGGACCCGGCGACCGGCGTCGAGCTGGGACCCCTTGCGGATGGCGAGCGCAAGGCCATCACACTGCGGCTGACAATCCCCCTTGGGACCGACGTACGGACCAAGATCGTCGAGCTCTGGCTCGGCACCGGAACCTGAGCGCGGAGGCATCATGGCGGATCCGATTCGAGTACCGGCGCCGTGGCTGATCGTTCCCGGCCACAAGTTCGAGTGGGTGGCCACCCTCTACGACAGCCTCGTCGACGGCGTGCCGACTGGCCTGGTGAACCTCACGGGCTACCATGCCCGCTGCCAGGGGCGCACCGGGCCTACCGTGACGCCGGCGGTGTTCGACTTCGACGACGCCGACACCGGCAGCCTCGTCACCCTCGGCGGCGCCCTGGGGACCGTCACGATCACCATGGAGGCCGCGGACGCCGAGGCACTCGCCGGCCTGCGAGGGACCTGGGCGATCCAGCTCACCAACCCGAGCGGCGAACCCATCGGCTGGGCCTATGGCGAGTGGCTCGCCCTGCCGACCTACGTCTACGACGACCCGGTGATCCCATGATTATCGTGGTGCAGCAAGTCAAGCCTGTCGTCCTCGAGTCCGCCCCCCGCGTCCTCGTCGCCGGCAGCACCGGCCTACAGGGACCTGGAGTGCCGGCTGGCGGCACCACCGGCCAGGCGCTGGTGAAGGCCAGTAACGACGACAACGACACCGAGTGGGCCGACCAGACGGGCAGCGGCGCCGCCCTCTCCGACGACGCGCCCGCAGCTCTCGGCGTGGCTGCTGCCGGCACGGGCGAGGAGGCGAGCCGGGACGACCACGTCCACGCGATGCCGAGCGCGGGTGACGTGGGGGCGGCGGCGGCATCCCACGCCCACGCGGGCAGCGACATCACGAGCGGCACGATCGACGGCGATCGGCTGCCGGCGATGAGCCAGACGAAGGGCGGCGCGGTCCCGGCGACCGGCGTGCCGAGCGGGCTGTTTCTTCGGGACGACGGGACGTGGGCGGCGGCTGCTGGCGGCTCTGTCGATCCGCAAGCGGGGTCGCTGGTGTTCGGGGTCCAGTGCTACGCAGGGGGGTGGTAGATGGCACAGACGGTCTCGAGGATCATCCTGTCCGGCTCGACCAACGGTCTCGGCATCAAGGTCACCGGCACCTCGACGGCGGCGACGGTCACCCTCCACACGGCAGTGGCCGGAGTGACGAGCTACGACCTCGTCACCCTGTGGGCGGTCAACAACGACGCCGACGGCGAGACGCGGACGTTGACCATCGAGTTCGGCGGCACGACCGACCCGGATAACGTGCTCGTGGTCCCGATCCCCTGCAAGGTCGGCCCGGTGCTGGTCTGCTCGGAGCTGCCGTTGCGGAACACGCTCGTCGTCAAGGCGTTCGCCGACGAGGCCAACGACGTCCAGGTGTACGGGTCGGTGCTGCGGGTGGTGGAGTCGTGATGCGTTCAGCACCACCCATTGGGCTACCGCTGAGCAGCGTGCTGCGGGATGGGTTCCCGGCAGACGTGAATCCAGCGACAACTGGGGGCACAGCCGCCGGATCAGTGACCACCGCAACCCTGACCGGGCATGTGGACGCTCACACGATGGGGGCGTGGACGGAGGTCATAGCCAGCGCCCCGTTTGAGGTCGGTTGGGTGGAGGTGTTGGCTGCTGAGGTAGCAGTGTCCACGACCAATACTAGAGCGTTGGTCGATGTCGGGATCGGTGCGGCTCCAAATGAGGCGGCAGTGATTTCCTCTATCGACGTGAGTGCTGCGCCGCCAAGCACTGGCGCGAACTTCATCAGATACGCCATGCCGATTCGGATTGCGAAAGGGACGCGCATCGCGGCGAGAATCCAGGGTGTGAACTCAGCGGAAACCTGCTCGTTCGGCCTCATCCTGCGCCCATCAAGTGCTGGAAAGCTGTCGTCATCGCGAATCGTGACGATGGGTGACAACAGGGCAGACTCGACGGGCACTCTGTTAACCGAGGGAGTAGGCACCGCCAAGGGAGCTTGGACGGAAGTCATCGCCACAACTGCCGAATCGTTTTCTGGCTTGGTCGTGATGATCGGCCAAGGTACAGGGGGCAACACCGCCGGACAGACCGCGCTGATTGATGTCGCCGTTGGTGCTGCCGGGAGCGAGGTTGCAATCATCAGCGATCTGTTGATTTACCATACCAGCACGGAGTACATCACCCGCATCTATCGTTCATGTTTTGCACGTCATATACCTGCCGGATCTCGCCTGTCGGCGAGGTTCTCGCGAACCAGTACAACGTTGGTTCCGAGCGTGATCCTGCTCGGCATACCTATGGTCTGAGGAGGCAGCATGTCCGATCTTGTGGTCGTCTACCAGCTCGCCACCGGACAGGCGGTGAGCGTCGGCTCCGTGGTGCCGGGGGCCGTGCCGGTGGGCCTGGGGGTGCTGACGTTTGGCAGCCCTACGTGGGAGGAATACCGCAGCGGGGCTTGGCGCTGGGACGCCGGCACGCTGGCCCCGGTGGAGGTGCCGCCACCGCCCGATCCTCGGGCCGCACTGCTCGCGCAGCTCCAGGCTGACCCGCTGCTACTCGACGACCTCCGCGACGCCCTCGCCGCCGCACTGACTGAGGGGGTGGTGTGATGCCTGACCGCGAGACCCGCCGCGCCAAGCTGACGACCGACCTCGCCGAGCTGCGCGCCAAGCGCCGCCAGGCCCGCGACGACATCCGCGCCCTGCCGCCACCTGGCGAGCGCACCGCGGCGCAGAGAGAGAGGGCGTTCGTCCGCCGCTACCTCATGCTCCTGACGGGTGTCGTCCTCAACGCCGTGGCGACGCCGACAGACGAAGACCTCGACGACGGCGGCGTGGAGGGCTGATGGCCGAGCAGATCACGATTGACGTGTCCTGGTGGCAGGCGGTGTTCGGCCTGGCGCTCGCGGTCGGTGGCATCGGCGGAATGGTGGGGTTGATCCTGCGCCTCTGGATGGCCCCCCAGGTCGGCGAGTGGATCGACAAAGCGCTCGAGCGTGAGCGGCGCTGGGTGGCGGAGCAGCTCGAGGTGACTCGCCAGCAGCTGCGGGAGTGCCAGAGCGGACGGCAGACGCGGCTCGGCGACCTACGCCACGAGGTGGAGCGGATCGAGGGCACGCTGGCCGAGGACGTGCGAGAGATCCGCCAGGCCGTGCGCGAGCTGAGCAGCCTGGTCCCTGAGATGGCGGGCGTCAAGGCCGAGCTGTCGGCGCTCCGGGAGCAGCTCCGCGGCCACCACCGGCAGCCGTGAACCCGCCCGACCAGACCGCCGCGGCGCCGGCTTGCGTGGTGTTCCGGCCGGAGGACGCCCATCGGCGGTGCAAAGCCACCCGCGGCTCAGAGATCCTCACCCAGGCGTGGATCGAGTTCGCAACCCGCGCGTGGGAGGAGCACCACGACCGCGTACGCGCTATCCGCGCGGCCAACGCGCAGGTGAGCGGCAGGGTCAGCCGCGGAGGCGGGCGCCGCCTGCTGGCTTACAGCAACGACATGGGGCGCGTCTACGCGCGTTGGAGTGACGACTGATGATCTTCCACCCGCCCCTCGACCCCCTGCGCCTCCGCGGTGGTGGCGGCGGCAACCCTCGCTTCCGCGCCCGCCGCACCCGGGGCTCCACCGTGTACGAGCACGACGGCCTCGACCTCGGCGGTAGCCCGGGAGCCGCCGTCCACAGCCCCGTGACCGGCCGGGTGGTGCGGCAAATCACCTGCTACCGCGGCGACGTGTACCTCGGCCTGGAGCTCGTCACGCCGGCGAACCTCCACGTCGACCTGCTCTACCTGCTGCCCCTGCCGGGCATCGTCGAGGCGGGCGCGCAGGTCGCCGCCGGTGCGCCGATCGGCATCCTGCAGGACGTCTCGCGCCGCTACCCGCCAGCGCCAGGCGCCGAGCCGATGGAGCCTCACACCCACGTCCGCGTGTGGATACGGTGGTCCGACCCCGAGCCGGAGGAGCTCGAGGAGGTGCACTGCATCCACAAGCCACACGCCGCCTACGGTTGGATGATCCGCTGCTACGACCCGGCCGCGTTCCTCGAGCTGACAGGGAGCTGCTGACCATGCGCCATACGACCTACCCGGGGGCCGCTGCCCTCCTGGCGGTGGTGTGCCTGTGCGTCTGCGAGGCGTCCGCCACCAGCCTCGAGTACGTGCCGCCGCCGTGGCACAACACCAGCAGCACCTGCGCCGCCGACCCCGGTATCCGCCGCGTACACGGCGGGGAGGTGATGACCTGGCGCGGGCGGCAGTACCTGGTGGTGGCCTCACAGCTCGAGCTGGGGATGGCGGAGCTGCGGGCCACCGGGCTCGCTCCGCTGTCCTGGTCGCGGTTCGGCGTGCCGCCGTACGGGGACCGGGACGTCAACCTGTTCAACTTCACCGTCTGCGACGACTGCCGCTACGGCGCGGCAGGGTTCGACGTCCAGGGGCTGGTGCTGTGGGACTCCGGCACCGGCAGCGGGCCGATCCTCGGTGAAAGCCGGCGGTGGGTCGACTCCGGCACGGCCGGCGCGCTCACGTTCACCTACGGGCCGCGGCAGTACCTGATCGCCCGCGTCCACGCAGACTGCCAGGGCGACGCGCTGGTGGAGATCACGGGGATCAGGCCGGAGGATCAGCGCCTCGTGCAGTGCGTCACCGACGGCGCCGGCCAGCCCTACACGGTGGACGGCGGGTTCTGGCTGCCACGCGACCCGGCGCCAGGCGACCCCATCACCGGCCACGTCTGGCTGCTCGACCGCCAGCTCGGCGAGCGCGTCCACGCCTACACCGTCCGCACCGTCGCCGGGGATCCGTGGCTGGACGCGATCGGGTGGGTCTTCCGGGCGGGGTGGCTGCTCGACCACGGCGTCGACGTCGACCTCGCGCGGCGGATCGCCGTCTCGGCCTACAGCGACGGCCTGTCCGTGTGGCGGATCGACGACCCGGCGGCGCCACACCGGTTGAGCCTCACGCCCCTGTGGGCAGGTGTGCGGGCGTGGGGGGTGGAGCTGCGCTGGCCGTACGTCTGGGTCGGCGCCATGCACACCCTCGACGCCGGCTCCACCTACCTCTGGGACGTCAGCGACCCGGCGCGTCCCCTGTCCGTCGACCCCGGCACCTGGGACCCGGCGCAGCCCTGGAACAGCTACCCCTGCTCCGGCAACAAGGGCGGCACCTGGGACCCAGTGACCGACACCCTGCGGCTGTCCCGCCACTCCGTCGGCGAGACCTTCCAGCTGCACACCAACCCCGCGGCGATCTTCGCCGATGGGTTCGAGAGTGGAAACACCGCCGCGTGGACTGCGGCACAAGGAGAGTGAGATGGCGTACATGACCCGCGACGACGTGATCGCACTCCTCGTGGAGCTCGGCGTGCAGACCCTGCCGCAGGAGGCCGCCCCGATCGTGGAGCCGCCCGAGGCCCCCACGGAGCCACAGTTCCCGTGGGATGTGTGCCCCTCGTTGACGGCCCTGTTCGATGCCGTCATGACGGCCCTGCCGGACGCCGTCCTGCGCGACCTCGAAACCCGCACCGCCGAGCACCTGCACTATTTCGAGGCGAGCTTCGGCTCCCCCGTGTCCGCCGGAGACCGCCTGCGGGCGTGCGCCATGGCCCTCGGCGATCTCGCCAGCCACCCGCTCGTGGCGGGACAGCTGGGGGCTGACCGACCCGGCAGCATGGGCATGGGTGGCGCCGTCGCCCTCAATGCCGTCACCGAGCGGCTGGGTGGGCTCGGCTACATCATCGCCGGCTACCACGGCAACTACCGCACCTACAGCCGGCCGGTCGTGGGCGGCACCACCGGCGGGGTGTACGACCACCTGCCGGCCTGGCTGCGCAACATCCGCAACGACCCGGAGCCCTGACGTGGGCGCCGGGGGACGATTGCTGACCGGCCTCCGCACCCTGATTCTCTGCCTGGCGGCGCTCGCCGGCGGCGTGTGGATCGCCCACGAGCATCCCTCGCCGACCTTGCTTCTCACCTGGGGCGCGGTCAGCGTCGGCATCCTCGGCTGCGTCATCGGCGGCAAGGGGTGGGCCTCGTTCCCGGATGTGCTCCGGGCCGGCGCCGAGGTGGTGCGGGCCTGGCGGGGAGGTGCGACATGATCACCGTCGAGGTGTTGCTGGCCCTGCGCCGCTGGTGGCGTGAGGGGTTGATCGCCGTGTTGGTCCTCGCCCTGTGGGGCACCTGGTCGTGCCGGGGCGCGGCCCTCGAGCGGACCGAGGCCAAGCTCGAGCGCGAGCGGGTCGCCCGCACGGCCGCAGAGCAGACGGCCGCCAGCTGCGACGCCGCCCTCACCGTCCAGACCGGCGCCGTCGAGCTCCACCGGCAGCGGATGGTGGCGGACCGCGCGGCTGCACGCGAGGCCGCCGCGGCCGCCGCCGAGCGGGCCTCGCGCGACCGGGCGGCACTCGCCGAGCGTGACCGCCGGGAGGTGGAGCTACGCGCCGAGCTCGAGGCCCTACCGCCGGACGATCGCTGCGAGGCTGCCGCCAGGTGGGCGGCGGACCGGTACCGGGAGGTGGTCCATGCGCCGTGACATCCCACCCGAGGACCTGGTCGACGTGCGGATTGCGTTGGGCCTCGCCGCCGTTCTGTTCCTGGCCGCCGTGCTGCTCTCCCTCTACGGCTGCGGCAGCTGCGAGCCGATTGTCCGCACCGAGTACCAGCCCTACCCCGTACCGCTGACGCGCCCCTGCCAGGTACCGCCGGCGCCGGCCCAGCCAGCCGACCCGGTGATCCCCGAGGACGCCACCGAGGCGGACGTGATCCTCACCATCGAGCGGGCATGGGAGAGCTGGAGGGCCTGGGGGTTGCAGCTCTGGGAGCTGTACCAGGCCATCCCCGGCGACCGGGTGCAGACCGATGAGCCACCACCTGGCTGAGTGGGCCCGGGAGATTCTGGCGGCCGAGGGCCTCGACGGCTGGCACGTCGTCGTTCAGGGCGTTGTCCGCGGGCAGGGGTGCTGCAACTACCCTCACCAGGAGATCGTCCTCCCCCTCGACGCGGGGCCGGGTATTGTCCTCCACGAGATTGCCCACGTGGGGCACCCGGGCCACGGCCTCGACTGGCAGGCCCGCCTGACCGAGCTGGTGGACCGCTACACAGTCGAGGTCTGGACCCTCCTGACCAGCACTGACCAGCACTGACCAGCACTGACCAGCACTGACGACACCCAGCCGCCGGGTCAAAGGCGGACGCACACCCTCCCTTTCCGTTACCCCCGGGGCTCGCAACCCCGGGGGCCTTGTTGTGTCTGCGGCATACTGACGGCAGTGCCGGCGCGGCGACCCATGACGAGACGCGCGGGAGGCACGCGAGCAGCTCAGCAGCGGCAATGAGTTACGACGACGCACCACACCGCACGACGAGCCGCGCCGGACTCCGGATCTGAAGGTCGTGAGTTCGAATCTCGCCGGGCGCATGTTACTTAGCCCCAACTTCGGTGGGGGTTTTTCGTCGTTTGCGGCATACTGACGGCAGAAGCTGCCGACGGGATTCGAGCCAGATGTAGAGATCGAGCTTACGGTAAAAGACATTGCGGGCGAAGCGGGTAGCCCGCGGGCCAGTCCCGTTCCTACGCCACCTCGCGAGAGTAGATGACGCCCGTCCGACAAACTGAGCTGCAGCAATCCCGTCCAGGTAATCAGCGAGCACTCGACGATCCAGAGCCCACCAGGTCGGTGTCTTCCCGGTATGGTCGATAAGCGTCCCGCCTGATAGTCGGAGATGATCAAGAACCTCAGAGAGGTCTCGTCTCTCCCAAAAGCCGTAGCCCGCCATTACGTGGTAACCGATGCCGACGAGCTCATGAGGTCTGCCGACAAGTTTTAGTTCCTCCCCATGGGTGACATCCCAGTAGTAGACGTATTCGTCCCTTGCCTTCCAGCAGAAGCCGCAGTCGTCTGCCGTCAACCGCGCATTCTCCAAGGTGTCACCCATGAGGAAGATCATCACCAGCCACCTGACTTCACCGGCTCGCGGCCGCCCGCAGCGCGTTCCGCCGGACCCACTCGCGCAGGCCGTCGGCGGTGACACGGACCGCGCGACCGATCCGAATCGTGGGCCAGTCGCCGGAGGCCACCAGCTGGTAGGCCGTGGTCCTGGAGACGCCGACGAGGTCTCCGGCCTCGGTCACGCGATAGGCGAGTCGCTCTGGCAGGAGGGTAGCTGGCTGAATGGTCATCGGTCTATCCCTTCTGTGGCGTTGTATCAGATTCGCCACGATACCAAGGTAACACCAGACGTAGTTAGGACCGTACTAGGACTGATCACGCGGTGTTGTATGGTCCGTCCTCAGTTCACCGGCTCGCCGGCCGGCTGGCGCGAGAAGTCTTGTAGAGGACAATCTCGGCGCACCCTTTCGAGCACGCGCGGATCCTCGGGCTGCCGGCATCGACGGGTACGAACACCCAGTGAGAGGGTGCCCCGCACCGCTCGCACGGCACCTGAGGCTCATCCACCGTGGTGACGTCGACGACGATCAGCTCTGCACGCCACCCGGTGCAACCCTCGTAACCGCAGGTCGCTGGATCGCAGGGGACGATCTTCCGCTCGAAGAGGACCTGGTCCACTGTCATCCGCGCGCGTGCCGCGTACCCCTGTAGAAACTCTTCGGCTGTCTCGAGTTGTGCAGTTTTCACCTGGGTCATCAGTTGACCTGCCCTTCTGTGGGAGCCGCCTGTCCATCCTGATGCTCGGCCTTGAGCTCGGCCGGCTCCGCTTTCTTGCCCTGCAGCAGCTCCTCGAGCGTGAGGGCCGCGGCGCGGGCGGACTCCTGCAGGACGTGGGTGTAGACGTTCAGGGTGAAGGCGGCGTGGCGGTGGCCGAGGCGGTCCGCCAGGTCGCGGATGGGGACGCCGCTGCGCAGGGCCAGGGTGGCCGCGGTGTGACGTAGGGCGTGGAAGGGGAGACGGCGGATCGCAGCCCGGCGGCAGAGGCGCTCGAGATTGTGGAGGAGGTTGCGGGCGGCGACCGGGCGGCCGGTGGAGGTGGTGAACACGTACCCGGTCTCCTGCCAGAGCCCCGCCTCGATGGCGAGCTCGCGCCGCTCGTGCTGCGCCTGGAGGTGGTCCTCGAGCACGGTCACCGCATCGGTGGAGATCGGGACCTGCCGCACGCCCGCGGCCGTCTTCGGGGTGGTAGTGACGCCGGCGGCGTCCCGGGAGCTGCGCACCGTCACCAGGCCCTCGACCAGGTCGAGGTCCTCCCACCGCAGGGCGAGCAGCTCGCCGCGGCGCAAGCCGGTGGTGACGGCCAGGTAGTAGAGCGGGCGCAGGGCGGGCGACGTGGCCGCGGCTGCCGCGAGGAGACGCTCCACCTCGTCCGGGGTCCACGACTGCGGGACCTTGGTGCGCCCACCTCGGGGCGGGCTGACCTGGTCGCACGGGTTCGAGCGCAGCAGCTCGAGCCGGACCGCGTGACGGCACGCGCCGTTGAGGAGGGTCCAGACGTACCGGATGACCCGGGGGGAGAGCGGGGCCGTCTCCTTCGCCGGTGACTCCTCCCCATCGACCTGGTCGGGGGGCTCCGGCCGGATGCCGGCGGCGAGGTTCGAGAGCAGCTCCTGGACGTGGGTCGACCGCAGGCGGCGCAGGGGGACGGCGCCGATCGCCGGCACGACGTAGTGGTTGAGGTACCACCGGTAGCTGGTGATGGTGGTCTCCTTCAGCCCGCCGACACCGGCCTTCATCCGGAGCCACCGCTCGAGCAGGCCGGCCACGGTGAGGGTGCCGGGGTCCACTGCAATGCCGGCTCCCACCACGCCGCCGAGCTCGGTGAGGGCCTTGTCCAGCTTGGCGATCGCCTCGCCCTTGGTTCGGCCGTAGGCGCGGACCCGGCGGGGGTTGCCGCCCTTGGTGCGGCCGACGGTGCGCGAGGCCTCCCACCGGCCGTCCCTCCGCTGGTGGATCGACCCTTCGCCCGGCGCTCGCTTCTTGGCCATGGCTCCAAGTGTGGAGCCGACGAGACCTTCAGACAAGGGCCGATTTGCCGTCGTCATCTCTCCTCTCTGCCTCTCCCGCTGCGCCCGCTCGCAGGAGCACCTTGCCCTCGATGATGACCTCTTCGCCGATGCTCGGGAGGCCGTTCCCGGCCGCGGTCATCCGGCGGGTGGTCGCTAGATCTCGACCCACACCCGCCCATCGACGGAATATCCCCCGCCGTAGCGCGGGTCGAGGCCACGTCCGAGAGTGATCTCATACTGTGCGCCAATCACCACCCCACGGTCGCGGCGGTGATTGTCGAGACGACATGCCACGACCGACAAGCGAGTTTGCCGCTCGAGATGCCGGCAGACTGCGCCGATCGCGCTCTCGTCGTCGTGGCGGTAGCAGGTCCCCGTGATGAGATCGCGGAGGCGGCGGGGGATGCCCCAGGCGGAAAAGGTCATGCGGTGCCGTGCCATTCGTAACCTCCCTCGGGGCTACCGCCCCGGCCCACGTCGGTGCCGGCTCCACCACCGGCGGGTCAGGCGATCTCCACGACCGGGTAGGCCATCGCATCGGCCTCAAGGCGACCCTCGAGCCACGCGGCGGCGTTGTAGGTCACATCGGCCTGTACGTCACCGAGGAGCACGGCGACGTCGGCGGTGAAGCTCACCCCACAGGCCGCCCGCCGCGCTCCACGAGCGTCGATCTCTTCTCTCACCACATCCTCCGCGGCCGTCCTAAGCTCTGCTGCTGTCATCGTCGCATCCTCCTGTGTGTAATATAGTGCGCGTAGGTCAATATATAAAGGGCCCGAACGGTGACGTAGCTCACAATCGGCCCTTGTTTGGTTGCGCGGCAGGCACCATACTCCCTATGATGGTTGCCATGAAGCCCTCAGACATGCTCAAGGCACTCGAGATGGCGGGGCGAGACGGCGGTGTCACGCCGGTGCAGCTGGCCGCAGCCCTCGGGATCGACCGTAGCCAGGCGTGGCGCATCCTCCGCGCGCTCGAGGCCGAGGATGCCCTCGAGAGCGACTGCAAGGCCTCCGGGGTCGGGCGCCCGCCCCGGGTGTTCCGGAGGCGATCTTGCACTGCCTGACTGCGAGCCCGACCCACTTCGCGTTCTCCTGCTGGGAGCGTGCGTGCCCGGGGTGGCGGCAGCACCTGCACTACGCGGAGCTGCTCGACCAAGTTCAGGCGTCCCCTTTCTGGGAGATGTGCTGGCTGTGCGGGTGGACCCACCATGAGATGATACCCCGCCGGCTGCGGCTGAACGAGGGCTTCACCAACCACGGCTGGGCGAAGGCGCCGCGGTCGGAGTGGCTCTGCCTGCCCTGCGCGGTCTTCTTGATGAGCCACCCAGAGGCCCGCCACTACTGGCGCAACCAGGGGCACGTGTTCACGGTCAGCCCGCCCCACCTCTGCCACCCCAGCCGGGCGGAGTGGCGCGGGATACTGCTCGACCCACCGGAGCCGCCGTTCCTCCTCTGCCTGCCCACGAGCGGGCAGAAGCACCTCATCTTCCGGGGGACGGTCGCGCGTGGTCGCGAGGTGTTTCCCCTCCAGTACGAGGAGGAGCAGGTGATGGTGGAGAGGGAGGTCCTCCGGGAGCTGCTCGGCACGATCGAGACGCTGCTGGCGGCGGGGTTCCGGCGCGAGGAGCTGCGCTCGGGCCGTGTCAACAGCCGGCGTGTGCTCTCCTTCGGCCTCGAGCGGTACGCGGCGCTCGAGCGGAGGATCATCGAGGCGCGACGGCTGCGGCCGCTACATCTGGAGCTGGCGCTGCGAGTGGCCCACGGGCCGGAAAGGGGGAGGGATGCTGGGGTTTGCGACTGACGACGGGCCGGCCGCTGCGGCCGCGGCACTGGTGTACGTGACGTGGTGCAGCCGGGAGCCGGGCAAGCTCAAGATCACGCCCGACATCTGGGCGCAGGTCGAGCGGTGGACCAGGTCGGCGGCGAAGAGGGCATGCTCGCCGGCGGAGTTCGTCGACCGGCTGAAGCGGCGGGTTGAGTGCAGGACGCTGAAGCCCCAGCACTGCGACCTGGAGGGGAGCAGCGGAGACAGCCGGCAGTTCCTCGTCGGCGTGCTGGGGGAGCGGGAGCCGGTGCTCGCCGGTGAGATCCTCCGACGCCTCCACCGGGAGACCGGGCTCGTGGTGGCGCTGGTACGGGAGCGACTGGAGCGGGAGCGACTGGAGCGGGAGAAGGCGGTTAACAACGGAGGTGCGGCGTGAGGCTCGAGGGCACGTTCACGTTGCTCTCCCCCCTGTCCCACATCGGGGAGAGCATCTCGACTGACAGCTACCTGAACGAGGAGCCGGTGGTACAGCCGTCCGGCCGGGTGGAGTCGGTCTTCGTCTACAACGGCAACGCATGGCGGGGGCAGCTGCGGGACCTGCTCGCGATGGACCTGTGCGAGCGGCTCGGCATCCGGCTGCCGCTGCCGGCCTTCCACCTGCTTTTCTCCGGGGGCTCGATTGGCGACTCGGTGAGCGTCGACCTCGCACAGGCTCGCCGGATCCGGGAGCTGTTGCCGGCGGTGTCCTTGCTCGGTGGTGGCGTTGGCAACCAGATGCTGCCCGGGCGGCTGATCGTGGGCAACAGCTACCCGATCTGCCGGGAGACCGCCCACCTGGTGCCGGTACAGTTCCACCCCGAGGAGCTGCAGGAGTACCGGCTACTGACCACAGAGAAGAGCTTCACCCGGACTGACGACCGCAAGCATGCGCACCGGGCGGACCACCTCGACGGGGAGCGGGGGACCGACACGCAGCAGATGCGGTACACCGTGGAGCTGCTCGCTGCCGGGGCTCGGCTCTACACTTACCTGCTGCTCGACCGGGCGTCTGACCTCGAGATGGGGGCGCTTGCGGTCGCGCTGGCGCGGTTCGCTCAGCGGCCATTCATCGGCGGGCAGGCGAGCAAGGGCCACGGCCACGCACACCTCTGGTACGACGGGTGGTACTCGACGGAGCCGATCGACGGCAGGAGGCTGCTGGCCGAGTCGGCCCGTGCCGCAGCGGACGCCTACATGGCGCACGTCGAAGGCCACGCCGACGAGATCCGCCAGGTGTTGACCGGGGAGGTCACGTGAGCCCCACCTTCCGCGTCTTCCGGCATCAGAGCGGGCTCGTCCAACACCTCGAGTACGCGATCCGCCGGCTGCTTCGGCACGGCTACGTGGAGGACCAGCGGTGAGCGAGCCCAACCCAACGTGGGTGATCCACAACGTGGTCGAATCGTGCTCCGACTACCCCGAGCGGGAGCGGATCGGAATTTACAACACCGCGGTCCGGACCCTCGCCGAGATGGTTGCCGACATCTCCAAGGACCCCGCGCTCCGCCCCCAACTGATCCCCGCGGAGGCTGTGGTCGGCAACGACTACAACCCGAACCGAGTTGCGTCGGTAGAGCTCGACCTGCTCGAGGAGTCAATCCGGGCCGACGGTATCACGATGGCGATCGTCGTCATGCCAGACCGAGCGCGGGGGCGGTGGGTGGTGGTCGACGGGTTCCACCGCCGGGAGGTCGCGGCTGGGCGCCTCGGCTGCGCGTACCTGCCGTGCACCGAGATCACCCGCGACCTGGCCGACCGCATGGCCTCGACGGTGCGGCACAACCGTGCCCGCGGGAAACATCAGGTGGAGCTGATGGCGGCCCTCGTCAGGGACATGGTCGAGCTAGGATGGGATGACGAGCGGATGGGGACTGCGCTCGGCATGTCGCCAGAGGAGCTTCTGCGACTCAAGCAGATCGTGGGTGCCGCCCGGCTGCTAGCGGCGGAGACCTACTCAGAATCCTACGGGAGGAGTGATGAGCCGGATCCACCTCACCACCAATCTTGACGCCGTCGACGCGCCCCGTGGCGAGGTGGCCCTGTGGGTGTACGGCAACCGTGGCCGACGCCCTCTGGCTTCGCGGTGTGTGACCGTCACCGAGCTACTCGACCGGCCGGGTGAGCTCATGCGAGGTATCAGGACGATGGTCGTGGTCGGACTGGTCTCCGAGATCACGACGCCAGGAAATCGGGTGCGGACGGGGAAGCTGCTCACAGATCCCCTGCCTGGGGTGGAACGGATCTCGATTGACGACCGGCTGTTCACCGCGGATCCTTGGCGACTCTGGTGGCACTTTGGCTGTGTGGGAGTGTGGTTCGGCGGGCACGACGTGAGCTACGCGCTCGAGGGCCGGTGGAACCGCTACGTCGAGGGCGCCGGACCGAACCCTTGCACCCCAGAGGAGATCGTGCGGTACGGTGACGGCGTGGTCATTGCGGAGCGCCCCTTCCACTTCGAGACGGTGACGATTCGGGTCGTGCAGGTAGATCCGGACGATCACGCACGCTATCAGGCGGAGAAGGCGGCCGCTTTCGCGCAGGAGACGACGGCCACCAAGATCATCTCCCGGCTAGCGCGCTTTGCCGACGAGGCACTCCCGGAGCGGTCCGTTCCCAGCACCCGCGACCTCTTCAAGTCCAGGTCGGTTCACGTCGTAGCGACCGACCTTGGGGTAGACCAGTTTTTGACGCGGGGCATCAGGGAGCGCATCGACCTCACCAACTTCATCGCCGAACACTTTCAGGCGCGCCGATGAACGTCTACGAGGCTGCCGTCCGACGAGTGGCATTCATATTCTCGCGTTTCGAGCGCATCGTCATCAGCATTTCGGGAGGGAAGGACTCCACCTGCCTCTATCATCTGGCGCTGCGAGAGGCTGAGCGCTGCGGGCGAAGGATGGAGGCGTTCTTTCTCGACCAGGAAGCAGAGTACCAATCGACGGTCGACCTGATGGAAGAAATGATGCGGCACCCTCTGGTCATCCCGCGGTGGTACCAGGTGCCGATCGACATGACGAACGCCACGAGCCACCGCGACCTGTTTCTGCGTGCCTGGGGCGATGGGGAGGAGTGGGTGAGACCCAAGAGTGAGGTCTCGATTCACTCAGTTGACGGGCCATACCCTCAGCGGTTCTACGACTTCTTCGCCTGGTTCGAGGCACAGGACGAGGTGCCCACCGCGCACCTGGTCGGGCTGCGGCAGTTCGAAAGCCTGAATCGTCACCGGGCAACGCGCAAGGCCAACGGCTACGAGCACTATGCATGGTCGACCGCCTGCCGCTCACCCGGTAGCTATCGCTTCTACCCGATCTACGACTGGCACTTTCGAGACGTCTGGAAGTTCATTGCGGACTCGGGTGTGCGTTACAACAGGCTATACGACCTGATGTTTGCGAGGTCCGGACAAAACATCTCCTCCATGCGCGTCTCGAACCTCATCCACGAGCACGCCTTCCGGTGCCTCACTAGCCTCCAAGAGTTTGAACCTGAGACCTACGACCGTCTGGTCCGGCGCCTCGGAGGGGTTCACGCCGCAGCACTCTACGGCGCGGAGCGGTCGCTGTACTCCGCCGACGTCCTCCCAAGCCGGTTTGGATCCTGGCGAGAGTACCGGGACCACATGCTCCAGACCACGCCCACCGAGAAGCTGCAGCGGTTCGCGCGGCGCTTTGCCAAGCAAGGCGACGACGAGCTCACGTGTCGCTGGCAGGTCAAGCAGCTCCTGATCAATGATTGGGAGGGGCGCCTGCCACGCCTCTACGCCAAGCGCGACCGTCTCCGGGAGGTGTGGTGGAAACTCCTCTGAGAGTCCTCGTTCGCGCCTGCCGTGAGCGCTCCGAGTGGGTCCGCGAGATCCTGGCCCAGCTGCCACAGGCGGAGGTGATCTGGGATCAAGACCGCAACGCGATGACCACCTTCCGGCGAGCCATGGAAGCCGCCGGCGACGCCGCTGCACTGCACATCGAGGACGATGCACTCCTGTGCGAGCACTTCCAGCGGCGATTCACCGGTGTACTTGACCGTGCGAGGGGCATGCCAATCCAGCTCTTCTCCATGCGCTCAGCCGATCTCACAATAGGATCCAGGTTCGCGCCTGGATCGACATTCCTCGCAGCGGTCTGTTTCTACCTGCCACCCGGATTTTCCATGGGCGTGCTCGACCTGTCTCGGTCGTGGCCCAGAATCGCAGAGCATCCAACCGGCTGCGACCTCCTCGTTGCCGACTACCTCAAGAGCCGGCGATGCCGATACTGGCTCGAGGTACCGAACCTAGCAGACCATCGCTTTGGGGTGAGCCTGATCGACAGGCGGCGCTCGAGGTACCGTCGGTCATTGACGTTTGAGGGTATAGGCCGTGGGGGAGGGAGTTGAACGCGACCTTGCGCTGGGACGACTACCGCGAGGAGGACCTTGTCCACGCCCGGCTGGCCGCGCACCTGCGGGCGGTGGCGAAGGCGCAGGCGGCCGCGGAGGCATGGCTCGGGCGGTGCGCCCGCCCCTACGTCGCCTGCTCCGGGGGCAAGGACTCGGTGGCGATGCTTCACCTGGTGCAGGAGGTGGCGCGGCGGATCCGGGCGCGGGGTGGGAACGAGCTCGTCGAGGTGATGTGGCACGACAGCGGGGTCGAGTGGCCGGGAACTGCCGAGGTGTTCGAGCGGCTGCAGGCTGCGGGCCTGGTCGAGAGGCTCCACGTGGTGAGGCCCGAGGAGGATGTGGTCGCGCTCAAGCGCCGTCAGCTGCTGGGGCAGATCACGGCGGAGCGGAAGGACGACCTGGCGCTGTTCCGGCCGATCCGGCGCTTCCTCTCCTTTCCGCCCGAACCCAGGACGCTGCCCTTCGACGGGGTGGCGCTGGGCCTACGGTCAGAGGAGAGCAGCGGGCGGGCTGTGTCGCGGGCCACCCACGGCCTCGTCTACCAGCGGGGCGACGGGATGCTGGTCTGCCAGCCGCTGGCGGACTGGAGCTGGCGGGACGTTTTCGCCTACGTCGCGACGCACCGGCTGCCGCTCCACCCAATCTACTCGGCGCCCTTGCTCCACCTCGAGCACCGCGGGCGGATCCGGCTCAGCTGGTGGGCGTCGACAGACCACCACCGGCATGGAGAGCTGGCATGGGTCAAGGCCAACTTCCCCGACCTCTACACCCGTCTGGTCGCGGCGATTCCAGAGGCGAAGAGGTTGCCGGCGTGATTCCGGGCCGGTGGTTCGTGACGCCGCACGCGGTCGAGCAGTACCGCCGCCGGTGCCGGCCGGGAGTCGAGTATCAGGTGGCCCTGGCGGAGCTGGTGCGGCTCTCTGAGGTGGCGCACCGGGTCAAGGCGCTGCCGACAGGTCTGGCGCTCTACCGCGGGCCTAAGCCGCTGCGGTTGCGGTGCTACGTCCAGGAGCGGGTGGGGCCCGGCCGCCTGCCTCAGCTGGTGACGGTGCTGCTCGGCTGCGACCGGGCGACGGGAGGTGTGGGATGAGCACGCCGATGCGGGTGACGGCCCACCTGGTGAACGGGTACGTGGCAGCGGACGATTGGACGCCGGCGCTCGACGGGATCCTCGCCTGGGCGATGTTGCGGCGCGACTGCCCAGAGGTTCTGGACGTGGGTGTGATCGACGGCCCGCCCATCGAGCCGGAGCTACCGGTGAAGCGGCTCGGCATGGGGGACGACTGGTACTACGCCTGCAGCTCACCGGTGCCGGCGCTCGACCACAAGCACGTCATCCACTACCACAAGCGGTTTGACGACCAGTACGCGGAGCACCTCGACGCGGGCAAGCGGAGAAAGGTCAACGCCTCCTCCGGGCGCTACAAGAGCTACCGCCTCATGGGGATCCTCAGGGTCACCCCGTCGGTGAGCTGGTACCTCATCGGAGATCCCGCCGGGGTGCGCGAGCTGCTCGACCTGGTCCAGGCGATCGGGGAGAAGCGCGCGCACGGGTACGGGGTAGTGCAGCGCTGGGATGTCGACGCGGCGCCCCCGTTGGGGATGCGCAACCTCTGGTGGGCTGCCGCGTGCAAGTGTCGGCCACTGCCGGTGGTGAGCCAGGACGACGCACATGGAGGTCTGCTGGTGATGACCTGGGGAATCCGCCCGCCGGCCTGGTGGGTTGGCAACCAGCGGTTGTGCCAGATGCCGAGGATGGAGCTACTCCCCACCGCGGCACGTGGAGGCTGCGGTGGCGAGGAGGGCGGCCGTGCTGTGCGAGGCGTAGAGGAGGCGTAGCTCCTCGTCGTAGGCGGCGGCGTCCCACTGCGCTGATGCCTGGGCGGCGATCTCACCGTGGAGGCGGCGGGTGAACGTCGTCGCCATCGTCACCGCGCGCAGGACGCGCACCAGCCCCGTGTCCGCGTCCACCAGGATGACACTCAGGAGGGCGCGCTCCTCCGCAGCCGGCATGGGCGGCAGCTGGCGGCGCTCCGGCGGCACGATATGCCAGGAGTAGGGGGCGTCGCTCCAGTCGCAGGCGCCCTCGATCCGGTAGAGCAGGATCACGACCCCGCCGCGCGCCCACAGGGCGAGGTCTACCCGGCCCTTCCGCACCGCCTCCACCACCTGGTGGTCGAGCCCGGACCAGATCAGCAGCAGGGTGTGGCCGTTGCGGTCGTAGGAGTACTCGACGCCTTCCAGCCATCGCGTGCGCTCTGGGTGGTAGAGCTGGCCGACGGAGAGGGTGGGGCTCACCGGCCGCGCCTGGCAGCGGAGGAGGTGGCGATCTGGCGTGGCGCGGGCGGTTGCGGGAGGTCGCGCTGGCAGTGCGAGCAAACACGTGCATCCTTCGGGACCCACTCGGTGCAGTGGGGGCACCGCTGCTTCGTCGGGCTCACCCAGAAGAGCCCGAGGGCGAACACCGGCCCGAGCAGAAGCCCTCCAATCGCACCGCTCACACGGTCGAAGCCCTGGTGGTTAGCGGCGGCGATGCCGACCAGCGGCCCCAAGATCCAGATCAGGCCCAACAGGTAGATGTCGCTCATGATCGCTCCATAGCGGCTCAGACGCCAGCCCTGTGTACAAGATCGGTTACCACCCCGATGATGCGCAAGTCCTCGGGGTCATCAATCTCGAGGGCCTGGTAGTCGGGGTTGAATGGCATCAGCACCGGCCTGCGGTTGATGACCATGTACCGCTTCAGCGTCGTGGCGCCCCGGTAGACGGCGACCACCACCTGCTGGCTCTTCGGCCGGCGCTGGTGGGTGTCGACGAGGACCAGGTCCCCGTCGAGGAGGCGCGGGTACATGCTGTCGCCCCGGACGCGTACGACGACGTACCGTCCGCCGTCGCGATCGCCCACCAGGTGGTGGAGAACCTCGTGCTCGCCGTCCCGCTCCGGCGCCGATGGTGACCACCCTCCGGCCGGCACGCCGTCGTAGAGGGGTACAGCCACCGTGTGGACTGGGCGCGGGTGGTCGATGTCGGCGCGGTAGGGAGAGGACGGCTCCCGCACCACGGGTGACGGGCCGGAGACGAGCTCCGCCACCGTCAGGTCCAGCTTGCCGGCGATCTTCTCGAGCTGGTGGTAGGTCGGGGAGTTTGCGTTCGTCTCGTACCGCTGCAGGGACGTCTTCGCGATTCCAGCCCGGTCCGCAAGGGCCTCGATGCTGAGCCCGCGGACCTCTCTCCACCCCCGAATGGCCTCGCCGATGGTCACCTCTCCGAAGATCGCTTGACGCGAATTCGAGGTCAACCGCGAGAAAGTGGTCGCCCCACCCTTGACAGCGCATTTGCGGGGTGTTAAATTCGCGTTCATGGAACAACGATCACTGATTCGCGACCACAGGCTAGCCCGGGGGTTGACGCAGCAGAAGCTCGCCGAGCTGGCCGAGATGAGCATTTCGCACGTGCAGCGGTTGGAGGACGGGGAGCACGCCCCGACGCTACCGCTGGCCCGCCGCATCGCTGCTGCGCTCGAAACGTCGGTGGACGAGCTGTGGCCATGCGAGGAACTTGCATGCCCGATCGTTCCAGCGCCAGTGCCGGTTGAGGGCGCATCGGCCCCGGTGGAGCGCGGGTGACTCACGACTCCATCTCCGCGTGGCACGGCGCGGTGATCCCCGGCGCTGCCCTGCGTGCCTCGGGCGGCGTCTTCCAAGCATGTCGACCCAGCTCACCGGTCGATCGCGTCGGCTGCGGCGTGACGGGGCCCGACCACGGACCAGACAACCGTGGCGGGCGGAAGCAGCCCCAGAGCGATCGCTTCGACGCAGCCTCGACGACCGCGAACACGGGAGGGGACGCCGGCGACCGGCGCGGCGGTGGTGAGCCGCCGGCGTTCCCGGGGGTGCCTCCGTGCCAGGAGGACGCGCTGTTGCTCGAGCTTCGACGGTGGGCCGTCAACGAAATGACCCGCCCCCACCTGCGAGGAGGTCCGTCATGAGCTGGGAGCCGTTGATCGAGTACGGGCAGGCGATCGGGTCTCGGCGCCATCCAGGCGTGACCATGAGCCTGCGCAAGCAGGGGCCCGGGATGCTGCGGCTGAGCCCCGGCGAGCCGCGGGGCATCAGCTGCCGGGTGCTGGCCTGCGCGAAGAAGGGCGGCCTCCCCTACGTCCGCATCGTGGGCCGCGCCGCGGGCCTCGAGAAGGCGCAGGCCTACCGCGGCAACCTGAAGTGGGTCGTGCCTGCGGACCACAGCGCGCTCGTCGTCTGCCTCCCGTTTGAGATCGCCGGCGGCCCCAGGTGCCAGCGGAAGGCGGTGTGAGGTGGGCGGGCTCAGGACTCTCCGTAGGGCGGTTTACCGCCGTGCCGGCGTCGAGTGGGTCGGGCGGACGATGCGCAACCGCGCAGAGGCTGACCGCGAGGCCAAGGCTGCGGCGCAGCGGGAGAGGATGCGCCACGCGCTGGGCCGGGCCGCGGCTCCGGCGCCGGCGTCTGGCGTCGGCGTCCTGAAGCGGGCCCTCACGGGCCTGGTGAACCTCTTCAACCGGGGGAAGAGCTGATGGACGCAGACCTCTACTTCGTGTGCTACAGGGGCCCCTGCGACATCTGCGGCGGGTCTGCGGTCGTCAACAACCCGGCGTGGGAGGGGTGGCAGCATCGCTACCGCCACGCGAGAGGCGAGGACCTGGCCGCGCTGCTCGTGCTGGCCGACTCGCTCGAGCGCGAGCACGGCCCCGAGGAGCTGGTGTGCACCGCGTGCAACGGGACGGGCCAGGTTGAGCGTGAAGCCCCGCTGAGCGTCGCCTTCCAAAAGATCATGGAGGGCTACGAGTACACCACCGCCTATGAGCCTGCGCTGACCCCCGACGACCACCAGCGGCGCGACCTTTTCGCCGCCGCGGCGATCACGGGGCTGCTGGCAGGCGAGAGCGGCCGGCGCCTGCTGTGCCGGGCGCACCACATGGGCTCTGACGGGTACCCCGTCGAGTCCGCGCTGACGATGGAGGTGGCGCGGCGCGTCGCCACGTCGGCGGCCCTGGTGGCGGCAGCGACGCTCGAGCAGCTGGCTTACCACGACCAGCTCCTCACCGCCGAGAACATGGACGCGCCGGACAACAGCAGCACCAGCTGGCGACCGTCACGCGAGTCGGACGCGGGGCCCACGCCGACGACACCCGGGGTCCATGCCTCCTCCCCGGGCGGGCCCCGCGTCCACTCCTACGTCCTGTCCAACACCGCGCTCCCACACGCCGTCGACGCGTGCGGGGCTCCCATCGACACCACACGCGTGGGCAACCTCGTCGAGACCGGGTCAGCCCCGTGCGGCGACGTTGCCCCTGTCTCCTCGCTTCGTCCCACCCGGTCGGGGGACCCCGGACCTTCTCCCGCCCCGGTGGCGTCCGCAGACCTCCCTTCGCCGGGTTCGCACACGCCTCCTCCCGCTCCCCAGGCCGGGCTGGGGAGCCCTTCGGAGGATGGGGACGGAGACGACTACGACCAGCCGCCGTGGGGTGACGGCGACGAGGAGGGGTCATGCGCTGGCTGAGCTTCCGCTCGCACACCTGCTGCTACTGCGGCCGGCAGATCCGGCTCCTCGACAGGTACCGCACAAAGCGCCTCCGCAAGGGTGCCAAGGTGGTAGCGCACGAGACATGCGCCGACCGGATCGAGGTCGAGCTCGGGACGCTGCGGGTCCAGCGGGCGCTGCGCTGGCTGAAGGTGCGGCTCGCGACCGAGCCCGAGCCGGACTTCGCGTCGATGACCGAGCCCGAGATCCGCTCCTACCTGGCCGGGCTCGGCCTGAGGTCCGACCTCGTCGCCCACCCGAGGGAGGCGCAGAGCCTCCTCCACCTGGCGAGGATGGGGGGCCGGCACGGCGACCTCGAGGTCACGCCTGCCGTGCTGGCGGCGAGCGAGCACCACCTCTACCTGGTCGAGAACTCCGGGGGCTGACGTGACGGCCAAGGAAGAGCAGCGGCTTCTTCGGAAGCTCGAGGGGATGGTCGCCTCCAGCGGCGCCGGGAAGCTTGGGCTGACGGTGCGCGAGGCGGCCGCGGCGTCCTCCATCGGGGAGACGGAGCTGCGCCGGCGCATCGACGCGGGGTTGATCAGGGTGGTGCGGGTGGGACGCCGGATCGTGGTGCCCCGCCGCGAGCTCGAGCGCCACCTGGAGGCGCAGACGGCCACGATGGCCGAGCACCGGGAGAGGAAGGCATCGCGATGAGCTGGAGGAGGGACGGAGCGATGGACGCGGTCGAGCTGGTGGGTCTCGGGGTTCTCGTGGCGTGCGCCTTCGGCATGTGGCGGCAGCTGCGGCGGGTCGGCAACCTGGTCGAGACCGCCCTCGGGCACGACCCGCAGCTCGAGGCGCTGGCCAAGGACGTCGCCGCCATCCGTTACCAGCTGAAGAACCTGCGGCGGGACGTGAAGCAGACCCTCGGCGACGGGAAGGCGGAGGGTGACAACGGGGAGGCCAAGTGATCGAGGTCCAGCTCACCGTAGGCGAGGCGATCGAGGTCCACACGCTGCTGCAACGTGCGGTCATCAGCGCGGATGTGCTGTGCCGGGTGTGGCCTGACGTGGCGGCCGCGCGGCCAGAGCTGCAGCGAGCTCTCGACCGCGTCGACAGCAGCCTCCTGCGGACGCTGCAGCGCGACAGCGGGTCGGTTGACGAGGCCAACTCGCACCTCGCGGCCCTGGCTCTGAGGAGGAGGGACACATGCGCCAGCAGCTGAGGGTGGTCGAGCACGAGCCGCGGGTTGCCCATGTGGTGGTCACGGGACGGGCCTGCATGGTCCGCCAGAACATCGCCGAGCGCCGGCGGGAGCTGGCCGAGCATGACGACGTCGGAGCAGTGGACGTCACGGCGTCGCTCTTGGGTCGGTGGGGCGAGGACTTCTTCCGCCTGGTGCCGCAGGTCGCGGCCGACCGGACACCCCGCTTCCGCAACAAGCAGCTCGACGGGGAGCATGGGCTTCCCCTCGAGGACTTCTGGCTGCTCGTGCTCAGACGGCCAGAGGTGGCGCGGGCGGGCCTCTCGCTGGCCTTGGAGGCTGCTGGATTCCGGCCGCTGGAGCTGGCGGACGGGGAGGAGGACCAGGAGACGGTGGTGGAGACGACGGCGAAGACCGTCGAGGCATTCGGCGGCGCCCTCACGTCGTGGGTGCTGGCGGCGGCCGACGGCGAGGTGTCGAAGCGCGAGGCGACCACCCTGCTCCCCCTCGCGGACCGGCTCCTGAACGCCGTCATCGACTGGCGCAGCAGCCTGCGCCGGACCGCTGGGGAGGAAGGCCCATGAAGCGCAACCACCACTGGCGCTGGTGCTGCGGCTACCGCGAGGCGACGTGCCCGGATTGCGGGTCCCACCTGCTCGTGATCCGCGACCCCGAGCGGCCGGGCGCGGTGGCGCTCGACATCCTCAACAGCACGAACCAGCAACGGATCGTCCACCACCTCGGCGAGATGCTGGGGTGTCGGGGAAAACACGGGAGGTAACGATGAGCGCGCGAGCGGAAGAGCATCAGGACTGTGTCGGAGTCGGGCGGCTCGCCATGGACATTCTCAACGAGGTCAAGGACCGCAACACGGCGAGGGCGAAGCTCCGGGAGATGGTCCTGGCTGACGACGACCTGCTGCATGAGGCGGCGGAGCTCGGGATCGCCACCGCGGTCGACGCGGCGGGGTCGCAGCTGCGCAGCCACCTGGCCGGAGGGCGGGTGTTCCCGCAGGTTCTGCCGAAGCCACAGCCCGACCCGGTGGCGGTCGAGAGCAACAAGCGTAGGTCCGCCAAGGGGAACAGCAACACCGAAGGTCTTCAGGCGATGTCGACCGACTGGCTGAGGGGTTGGCTGGTTCGGGGGCGCGTCCTCGGCGAGTGCCGGCGCAACGACCTGCTGGAGAGCGCCAACGCTCGGCGGACGGCAGCGGGGACAACGCTCGAGAGGGCGCGGTTCGAGGAGGCCATCGCGGCGCGGCTCCCCGGCGACCAGGTGACCGTGGCCGAGGTGCTCAGCAACGACGCAGTGGCCGATCTGTACGCCCAGGTCACGCGCGATGCGTGAGAGAAATGGCGAGACCGGCCCATCTGCTCCATGTCACCCGACGGCACTTTGTCCGGTCTCGCTGTCCATTCGGCGGGGTGGAGGCCAGTTTACTTCTGTCACCCACGGAACCCCTGCCTTCACCCCGCCCGACCCCTTTCAGGAGGTAGCTATGTCGAAGATTGCAGCCGCTGAAGTCCACCCGTGCAATGTTGCCCATGCGTCGGCTGACGACAGCGGCTCACCTTTTGCCGTGGAAGGCCAGTCTCCGGTTGCCACCCAATTGGTCAGTGCCGACCACGGCGATTCGAACGAGACGGAGCCCGACCAACCTGGTCATGCCCCCCACCGTGGATCTGTTGGGCTCCGTCGCTCAAGCTCCCGGGGCCGAGGCCATGATAGAACTGCCACCCATTCCAGCTCTGCCTCGGTTCCGGACTCCCCTTCCCCGGGTGTGGGCGACCACGGAAACTATGCCACCCAATACACGGTTGTCGCCCACATCCGGGAGCTTTACCGCCTGCGCGAGGACTTCCACCGGGCCGAAGTGAAGCTCACGCTCCAGGTCAAGGCCATCTGCAGGCGGTGCTGCGCCGGCGAGAAGACGGACGCGGCGAAGCTGTACAGCGCGATCGTCAAGGGTGGAGACCACCCGCAGATGCTCCTCGCGCTTCCGGCCTGCTCCGGACTTCTCGCCGCTAGGGCCGCGCTCGAGCCCCTGCGAAAGGGGGTGGAGCACGACCTGGAGAAGGTGGTTCGCAAGCTCCGGGTCTGGCCGTGGGCGAAGTCCGTGCGCGGGATCGGTCCGCTGATCCTGGCGGAGGTCATCGGCACCGCTGGGGACCTCGGGCGATTCGCCAGCCCGGCGAAGCTCTGGGCGTGGATGGGCGTCGGCATGCGCGACGGGAAGATCCAGCGCCGTATGCCTGGCACGCTCGAGGAAGTGTTGGCGATGGGGTACGTGCCGGGGCGGCGGTGCATCGCGTGGAAGCTCGGCGAGGGCATCGTCAAGGCATCCCACGGGCCGTACAGGGACGTCTACGACGCGCGGCTGGTGTACGAGATCGAAATGGCGGGTCGCCGCGGGCTGACGGTCGCCACGACCGTGAAGTCCACAGCCGACAACTGGGAGGCGAAGGGGCTCCCGAGGCCAGAGGTCGTCAAGAAGCTGACGGCTGCCCACATGGGGTGCGGGCACATCGCCAAGAGGGCGCACCGGTACCTCGACAAGCTGCTGCTGCGCGACCTCTGGAGCGAGTGGAGGAAGGTCTGCGACCCGGTGGCGGCCCCGAATGACCAGTCGACGTGACCGGAGGCCCCCCATGCTCCCAGTGATCCTCATGCTCACCGCCATCCTGCTCCTCGCAGCGTGCGCGCTGGCGGTCATCTACTGGTGGGTCTCCCCGGAGTGCGACGTGGTGGTGATCCCGCGCCGCCCCTGCATCTGCGGGCACCACGTGAAGCCGGGGGAGCCGTTCCGCTGGAGCCCCGCCCGCGACCGGATGATCCACGACTGGTGCATCCCGGTCGAGGTGTCGGTCGGCGGGGAGTACGTCATCACCGCCTGGCTGCGCCAGGGCGACGCGCTGGCAGAGAGGAGCGACGCGAGATGAGCGAGCCTGCCTTCACGGGGCCGTTTCCGGGCGTGACGAGGGACCCTGGAGTCTGCTTCGGGGCCTTTCACATCCGTGGCACCGGCGTCGGCGTGTCAATCCTGGCCAACCGCCACCGAGCGGGAGACTCGGTCGAGGCGCTGGCCGAGGACTACGGCGTGCCCCAGAGCTGGGTGCGTGGTGCCCTCGAGTGGTGGGAGGCGGCACTCGGACTCGCTGTGGGCGTGAGGAGGAGCTGATGGGAGTCCCAGCGGAGAGCGCGCTCAATCGGTTCAGGTACGTGTTGCTGGTGGTGCGCAGCACCGACCACCTTCCCTACGACGCGGAGGAGGGGACCCTCGGCATGGCGAAGGACCGCTGTCTGCTGGCGCTGGCGCGGGAGCTCGAGGCGTACTACTCGCGCTCGCTATCGCCGCAGGGGATCGAGGCGGCCACCCCGCAGCCCCCACCGCAGCCCGGCGGCGTGGAGATCGCGCCCCTGGTCCTGGCGGACATCCGTGCCCGCGTCGAGGCCGGGGAGCGAAAGTACGGCACGAAGCTGCAGGCGCACAACGGGAGAGACGCCCTCATGGACGCGTACCAGGAGGCGATCGAGGAGCGGACGGTGCGGCCATGAGCGTGCGTGCCAGCCTCCGCGGCGCCTGGCCTCGCGTGTGGCCGGTGCTGGTGGTGGTCCTCGCCCCCGGGGCGCAGATCGCGGCGACGCTCCACGCGCTGGCGCCGCAGCTCGGGTTGACGTCGTGGTATCAAGCGCAGATCGTCGCGCTCGAGCCGGTGTCGGTGCTGCATCAGTCGCGGCTCCTGGGCCCCCTACTGGTCGAAGCCATCGCGATGCTTGCGGGCGTGCCCCACGCCATTGCCTGGGGGGTGCTCGTCGTCGGCCTGCTCGGCGCCTTCTACGTGGGCCTCGTGTGGGCCTGCGGTGGCGTCAACAGCCGCTCAGCCACCTTGACAGCCGTGGCGGCGCTGGCGCTCGCGGCGCTGTGCCGTGGGTGCTGGTTTCTCAGCTGGGACCTCATCGACCTGCTCATCCTTGGAGGTGTCGTGCTGGCGGTGACGCGGAAGGCAGCACCGGGTGTGCTCATCGGGTTGGTCTTCCTCGCGGTCTTCAACCGGGAGATCGCGCTCATCCTGGGTCTCTGGCTCGTGGCGGTGCATGTGTTTCGTCGGCGATGGCAGCTTGCGGGCCTCTTCGTGGCGCTGACGGGGTATGCGGCATGGTGGGCGTGGTGGGCGCGAGGGCTGGCCCTGCGTGAGGTGGGGACAGGGATGGGTTGGGAGCAGGTCCCGGGCTACCCTTTCTGCCTGCCGTACAACCTGAGCCGCGGGTGGGAGCTGCTCTGCGAGTGGAGGATTCCGGAGCCGCTGGTGGCGGTGGCGTTCGCCTGGCTCGTCGGGTGGGCGCTGTGCCAGCGGCAGCGCCGCGAGATCGCCGAGCTGGGTGGCTTGTACCTCTCGCTCTGGGTGGCCACGGTTGTGATCGGGTGTATTCAGGAGATGCGGCTGTGGGTCGGGTTCATCCCATTGCTGTTGCTGTGGGTGGACCAGACCCGGGAGGCCGGGCGCTGGTCGGCGACGCTCTCCCCGGCGCAGGCGGCGCTGTCGGACTACGCCGCGTTGCTCAGGAACGGCTGCGCCTCCCGCAACGAGATCGCCGGCATGCTTGCCGCGAGCAGGAGGTCACGGTGATGACGTTCCAGCTGACGTTCAGCCGGCGTCAGGCCCAACAAGGGCGCTACGGCTTCGAGGTACAGGCCGAGTCCGACGTGGCCCTCGTGCAGCGGCTGCGGGAGAGGTTCGCTGACTCGCTGCTGCGATCGGTCTACCACCTCTTCGAGACGCCGCTCCGCGTGCGAGACCGGAAGGGAAACGTCCGGACCCAGCTGTACCGCGTCATCAACCTCCGGCGCCGCGGGAGCGCCGAGATCACCCAGAAGGACGTCGTGAACGGACTCACTCACACGGCGGGCGTCCCGGGCCCGCCAGATTGTCACCCAGCCCACCCCGGCGAAGACCTCGGGTCGGCGGACCACGCGGCGGTTACCCCGCCTGAAGCTCCATGTCTCGCTCACCAACCCGGGCCGAGCCGCCGCCGGCCCGGGTCCCCCTCCATCCGCAGACAGCGGCGGGATGGGCCACCAGAGACGCCCACCGCGGCCTACACGATCCGGGTCGGCAGGTGCGACGTGACGCTGGTGCCCCACCGCGCAGTAGTAGATCGGCTCGAGGAGACGTTCGGGGTCGAGCTGCCGGCTGGGCCGGCGTGGTGGGAGTGGGTGGCGCGTACCAGTGACCATCAGGTCGAGCTGCGCAACCAGGGGTCCGCCAGGACTCACGCCGCGGCTCTGCGGGCGGCGAGGGCGGCCGCTGTCAAGCTCTGCGGTGAGCTTGCCCGCCGCGCCGTCCAGCGGGCGGCAAGGTGAAAACATGAATCGCTCTGACGAGCACCGAGCGATCTACTGTCGTCTCCTCGACGACCCCGACTTTCAGGCGCTCAGCGCCGACGAGCAGCGGGTCTGGTTCTTCCTCAGGTTGGCGCCGGAGTGCGGTCCGACGGGGCTTTTCCGCTTCTACCCCGGGCTCCATCGCGAGCGCATGCGGATGGACGAGATCAGCTTCGAGGCCGCGGTGGCCGGTCTGGAGTCGAGCGGCTGGGTGATCCGAGAGGCTGGCTACATCCTGCTCGTCCACGCCATGCGGTTCGAGCCCGGCTTCAAGCCGCAGAAGGACCAGAAGCACCTCCGCAACGTCTGGTCCCACGTCGCCAGCCTGGGAAAGCTGAAGATCGCGCGGAAGCTGCTCGCCGACGAGGGCCTCGAAGGGCCTCCGGAGTGGAGTGCTCCACCCCAACGAAGGGCCTCGGAAGGCCCTGCGAAGGCCCTTCGAAGTACAGGGACAGTGACAGGGACAGTGACAGGGACAGAACACACACCTCCGACCGCTCCGCTGCCGGCCAAACCCGACGGCGACACCACCCTCGTAGCTGCTGGTGCTCCGGCTGACGCCGGAGGTGTGCGTGTCAAACCGCAGAAGGGGGACCCGGCCATCATGGCCCAGTTCGCGGCCTGGTACGAGAGCTACCCACGCCACGAGGCACGAGCCGACGCCGAGAAGGCATGGCGGAGCCTGCGCCCCGACCAGCGCGAGCAGTGCATCGCTCTCACGCCGGTGTGGATTGCGGCCCGCTCCCACCTCGAGCAGCGATTTCTCCCGCTTCCGGCGAGCTACCTACGGGGGGCCCGGTGGACGGATGACCCACCTCCTCCGGGCCCCACCCTGTCGCCTGGAAACGGGAAGCCGCAGGTCCAACCGAAACCGGAGCCACTCGAGCTGAAGTGGGCGAGGGAGGACGCCGAGAAGCGGACCCGGCCGGCGGTGCGCGGTGGCTAGGAAGCGCGAGACCGGCTCGCCAAGCGTGGCGGAGCTGGCGGTCATCGGTGCCGCGGTGGTCGACCCAGTGGCCGCGGCGGACGCTCTGCGGGTCATGAGGCCGTCCGACTGTCGGTGCCACGCTCACGAGCTGATCCTGGAAGCTGTCGAGGACCTCCTGCGCCAGAGCGAACCCCTCGACGAGATCACGGTGGGGGCGAGGCTCGAAAGCTGGGGGCAGCTCACGACCGTGGGTGGGGTGTCATACCTGAGCCGGCTCACCGACCAGGTCCCTGACGTCACCAGTGCGGGCCACTACGCGCGGCTTGTACGCTGCGAATCCCTGAGGAGGAGGCTCGAGCAGCTCGCCAAGGACGCCCAGGATGTTGCCGAGAGTGGTGTTGCTGGAGCCGATCTCGACGCTGCGTTGGGCAGGGTGTACGCCTCCGTCGGAGACCTCGTGCGGCAGGCCACGACGGGGCGCGGCGGCCCGCAGGCGGTGGTGGAGGTTGCGCGGGACGTCATGGAGGTCGCGACCACGATCGCGGCGTCGGGAGCGGCGTCGGTCGGTGTGGCGAGCGGCATCGTCGGGCTCGACGGGGTGTTGGGCGGGATGCGTGCCGGCGGGCTCTACCTGCTCGGTGCCACCACGAGCGTCGGGAAGACGGCGCTTGCCCTCCAAGTGGCCGATCAGGCCGCCACTGACGGTTCCACGGTGCTCTTCTTCTCGCTCGAGATGAGCGCGCAGCAGCTCGTGCAGAGGGTGCTCGCAGGGAGGACTGGGGTCTCGTGCCATCTCATGGTCAACGGGAGGCTCTCGGACTACGCCCGGGACAGGCTCGAGTCGGCGATCGAGTGGCTGCCGAAGGGGTTGCTCATCGACGATTCAGGCTCGCTCACGATGGCGGAGATCGCAGCCAGGTCACGGTCGCTTGCGATCGGCGGGCGTGTCGACCTGGTTGTGGTCGATTACCTTGGCCTGGTGGCTCCAACGGCCAGAGGTCGGAGCCGGGAGGAAGAGGTCTCTGAGGTCTCTCGTGGCCTCAAGAATCTCGCGAAGGAACTCGGAGTGCCGGTCCTGGCACTCGCCCAACTCAACCGGGCGGCGGACCACGCGGAGCACGGGCCCCAGCTCTACCACCTGCGCGAGTCCGGGCGGCTGGAGCAAGACGCGGACGTGGTGCTTTTCCTTCACCGACCAGAGAAGGGTAACGCCGCCGAGCTGCGGGTGGCGAAGAACAGGCAGGGTCCCGCAGGGGTGACCGTGCGGCTGCGGTTTGACGGGGTGACGACGCGGTTCAGTGAGGTCACCACGGCGCTCGGGGATTCCAGTGTGGAGCCAGAAGACGATGGAGGGTGGTATGGCAGGGATTGAGTGGTGGCGCTCCGTGAGGGACGTGGATGTGCTTCACCGCCTGATCGAGGCTGCGACACGCGCCCTGAGGCAGAAGACCGCACTGATCGCCGACCTCGAGCGGCGGTTGGCGTCAGCGGAGAGCCGATCCGCAACGCCTGATGTCGAGAAGAGCCCGTTGGCTCTGGTCCGCGACCACGTCGAGCAGATCGGTGGTTGCGCGTGCACCGCTGCGGGGTCGCAGCGGGCTGTGGTGCGGTGACCACTACCGTGGGACCGGGGCAGTGCTGCCACGCGCTTCTCGACATCCCGCGTCTCGGGACGGTCGAAGTATCCACCTGGCCTGACGGTTCGCGACGGTACGTGCTGCGGGCGAAGACGAAGGCCGGGAAGGACCGCGAGCTCGCGCGGATCCAGAAGGGCCAGGTCGTGAAGTGGGGGACGCTCGCATGCGATCGCCGGGTCGCGCAGCAGCTCGTCGAGGCGGTACGGGATGGCTCGATCTAGGCTCCGGGACGGGTCCGTTTCAGAAGAGGCGTGGCAGGGCACGGTTCTGCAGTACGCGGGCCTCATGGGGTGGATGCACTACCACACCAGGCGGAGCGACCACTCACCGCGCGGCTTCCCGGACCTGGTCCTCGGGCGTCCCCCGCGGCTGCTGTTCGTGGAGCTCAAGGCGGAGCGGGGGAGGCTGACCGACGAGCAACGCGCGTGGCTCGAGCTGCTCGCGGCGTGCGGGCAGGAGACGCGGGTGTGGCGGCCGAGCGACTGGACCGAGGTGGAGGCGACGCTGCGATGAGCGAGGACGTGGTAGTCGACCGGGTCGAACGGGTTGAGCGTCCCCTGGCGTCGCGGGTGTGCCGGCGGTGCAACCGGAGGCTGTCAGCCTCGGCGTCGGTCCAGAACGGCATGGGGCGCGTGTGCAGGCTGAAGGCAGGGGTCGAGCCGGAGCAGCTCAAGCTCGGGCTGTTCGGGGAGGAGGAGACGGCGATGGGTGGGATTGACAGCGTGATTGAGCCGATGGGCGAGGAGGACATCGCGTCGATGGAGCGCTGGAACGAGCGTGAGGAGGAGATCGACCGCCTCCGCGCCCGCGTCGCGGAGCTGGAGGAGGGGTTGAGGCCGTTCGCAGAAATGATACTTCCGTTGGACGCAGTACAAGCAGCGCAGTACGTGTGGAAGCGAGACATCGACCGTGCCTGCCACCTCCTCAGACGGGAGGTGGAGCCTTGAGCGACGACAGACCGCGATGTGAGCATTTGGTAGTGTACCCGATGGAGAACTGCCCGGAGTGCCTCCGCGCCCGAGTCGCGGCGCTGGAGAACGCCATCGACGCGCACCGGACGATGACGTTGCAGCACGAGGACGGCCCAGGGGCGTGGGACCGATCACTGTGGATGCTGCTGGAGGAGGTGGAACTGTGAGCGATCTCAAGGCGTGTCCGTTCTGTGGTTCACTCGACGTGCGGTTGGATACACGCGGCAGGAGCGACTGGCCGTATCCCTACGTGT